ATATATATTACTCCTTTATAATAAAATTTTTTAATAAAATGAATAAGAGAGTCCGTTTGAACCCTCTCATTAAATAAAATGATTTTTTCGCGTATGAAAAGAAATTAAGCGACAAACATCTCAAAGTCTCCATATTCATTAATAGCTTCAATAGCTTTATCAACCATAGCTATATAATAAGATTGGTCAATATCTTTGACTTTATCTAAAGTTTTTACCATACTCGCTTCAAGCCATCTATAACCTTTTGCTCCGGTTGCGGATGCGTATTTTATATTACTATCTTTATCCTTGGCTTCTCTTAGTAGTAGTCCTCCACCACAACCCTCTTTTATTGGACAGAAACTACCAACTTTTCCTATAAATTTATAATCATGCTCATCTTCTGGAAGTTTTTCATTCATATCTAAATATAATGCTGATGTAACTGATTTAGTTTCACACATATCTTCAAATAATATTTCTTCTTTAGAAAACAATTTCTTAAACACATATGGTACTTGGAATTGAGTTCCTGTGGCAGTCCATTTACCCGGTTTCTTTTCATTTTTCTCTGGAATATATCCATATAGTAAATTACAAACCTCTTTTGAAGCATATTTTGCAATATAAACCGCATCATTTACAAGACACATTCTATCATAAGTAGCCTCATGTTCAAAAGTATATCCGTATTGTTCACCGAAATTCATAACAAATTTTATGATATCAGGAGTTGCATTTGGGATTTTTATAGAGTCTGTCTTAATATGAGCAACTGTAAACCCTCTCTTTTGTACTTCGTTTTTTAAATCTATCATAAATAAAGCACCACGTTTAGCTACAATATTATCAATGTTACGATTATCTCTAAATGGGTTCTCGAAACTTGCTGATGTTAAACCATATACGGAATTTATTGCAGTTTTTAAACCATTTGCTAAATCTCCAGAACTCATTTCTCCATCTTTTACCTTTTGTACGAATGGTGTAAGTCTTCCATCTAGCATATTATTTACTTCATCCCAAGCTTCATGCTTGATACTAACACGTCCTTCAACTATATCTCTAAATGCTTCAGTATATCTAATACCAAATAATATCTCAGCTATAAGACTATGTGGATGCATTGATGCTACATCTAATAGAGCTACATCACGATATATACCCGGTTCGGAATATACATAACCACCTTCACCAACCTCTTCACCTCTATAAGTTGATTTTCCATACTCATATTTATATCCTGGAAAATATGGTAGTAGACTACCAGCTTCTCCATGAGTGTGGTCCATCATTTTTGGACAAGCTTTAGCTAAGAAATTTTGTGCTCTTTCATTTAATTCGTATACCGGTTTAGATAAGTCACGATAATAAAATTCTCCTTGAGGCTTTCTTTCCTTACCAAATATAATTCTAGTGGTTAAAGTATTAGTTGTATCATTAACTGATAAACCTGCTAAATCAGCTAGAATTTGTCTTGCGGTCCAGTCAGCTTTTAAATAATCAAATACGGCTTCTGTTGCTAAAACATCGTCATCACAATATTCCGCAACTGTTGGCCAAAGTTCTTCTGGAACCGGTTGATCCCAAGGCAATCCTAATTCATGATGAGTAATACCTAACTCAATCTCAAATTTCTTCAGACTCTTCTTATTTCCTGCTGATGCAAAATCATAAACGTCCGTATAAGATACATTATAAGCCTCACCAAAGAACCCACCTTCACCATTTATAATTTTTTGTGATAACTTATATAATTGTTCATTTGTATACCCCATCATTCTAGCGTATAAAATATGATTATCATATCTACGACAATTAAAGCCTACTAATTTAAATTTCATAAGATTTTCAATTTCTATCGGCGTTGGATTAATCATCCTTATAACTTGTTTTCCTTCACCTTGAATTTTCCAATTAACTAAGAATAAATTAGGAAATACTTCAACATCATAAAATATAAGCTTATCGTTAGCCTTACTTTCACCCGGTTCTGAAATATCTTCAGATTTAAACTTCATTTTATTTACTAATTTTATACAGTAATCAGCTTGATGACTACTATTTATAGCAAATGCTAACACTGCATTACGCATATCTGTTACATCATATTTCAAACCACTAGCATAAGCATCTTCTAATATTTTAAATATAAAATCTATGCTAGGTTTTGTCGCTGGATGTATCTCTTTATTAAGATTTCTTTTGATAAGGGTTCTAAGTCCTTTTTCATTTTTAATAGCTTCAAAATTGACCATCTTTTTATCTCCTTTCAACGGTAATCCCGAACTAATATTAGCAATAGGTAAATTGTTACATTTAGATAATTTTCTTCTTAATGAACTATTTCCGTTAAAAACTTTTATTTCTATATGATCATCATATATTCTACTAAGTTTACTTGGATCTCCAGTATAAATATAATGTAGATGTATACCATTACCACTTTTACTTAACTCAGCATATGTTGGAGGCCATTTACTAGCCTCTTTCAAATTTAACTCAAAACATTTATTTCCTTCTTCATCTGGAATATCAAAATCAATAACTATATGATTTTCTGGAACTTTCACATAGTGAAGTTTAGAGGTATCAATATCTCGTAATGTTGTTTTAACATCATCCCATTTTTTAGAAGGAATTTCTTTTGAATTAGCATACTGAGCTGGACATTCATGACATGCTATATCAAATATAGAAAAATCAGTCTTGATAAATTCAATAGGTTTACATTTCGTATTTTCATCATTAGTTTCTTTTTCTTCATCTTGTTCAAATTTATCTGTACGGAAACCAGAATAATAACTTCGCACTCTTGTATTATTATCAAGTGTGAAACGTTCTTTGAAATCCCAAAAATAATTTTTAAGTTCTTCTTTAAAAGCTCTTTGTGGAAATGGATATGCAACTTTGGCATCATCGCAATATACTTTATACATTTCCCAAGCTGCTTTAAGTGTTACTCCATTTTCTTTTTTAAATACATAATAAGAATCTATAACAAAATTATAGAAATCATTAGATGCTCCTAACATGGTAACTGGAATATAATTATCATATGCTCCAGGATTTTCTAAATATACTTCTTGACAATAATGTGCTATTGCCCCAAGTTCAAATTTAATTTGTTCAGTGACTCTTTTATAATCTTTTGGACTAAGTTTATTACCAGATGGAGATACATCAATTAATCTTCTTATAAGACCTGATTTACCATCTGTGATTTTTACAGGTTTATTCGTACCCATAAATAAGAATGCTTTAAATCTATTGGAATAAGTTGTTTTAAATTTCTCATTAACAGTCATAAGTTCGTGAGAAACTAAACTATTAAGTCTTGTATTATCTTCAATCTTAGATAAATCACCATCGTGTTGAATAGCTACTAATGGATTAGTTTTAAATGCTTCCAAAGCGAAAGCATTACTTGATGAACCTAAGGCTTTTGCATCAAATACTGAATAATAACCATCGAATAATTGTTGAATAATATTTAATATAGTTGATTTACCAGTACCAGCAGAACCGTATAATACCATGAATTTTTGTATTGTTTTCGAATCTCCAGAAACAATTGAACCTATGGCCCATTCAATTTTGTGTCTTTCTTCTTTGGAATAAATAGTTGACATTAATTCGTCGTAGGATGAAATATCGCCGGGTTCCAATGGATAACTTAATCTTTTACTAGCATAGTCTTTTTTAGTTGTGACCATATTAGAAAATATAAGTTTTTCATCTAGCATCTGAAACGAATCTCTCATTTGTTTCTGACAATATTTATGCCAACTATCTATCATTCCTGATTCGGCATCCCACATATGCAATATTTTCGTAGGACCATCAAATCTACTATTATTTTCTTCATAATATTTATCCAATTCTCTATCTATCAATTGTAAAGCATCTTGTTCGTCTGTAGACCATAAGCCAATCTCATCAATCCATATGGCATAAAAATCACCACCACGTATCATTAAATCGGAGCTTTTCTTAATTATAAATTTAGGATAGATTTCTGTAACCTTATTACGTATACGTGTTGAAACCATTAAGAAATCAATCATTTGCTAAGTTCTCCTTTCTATATAATGGTATCTAAATACCAGCACATTTGGTACCAAATTTCTACCTTTCTTAAATCTCTTCTAGGATTTTTAATGATGAATAGGCCCCCTTCACCATTTCTTTTGTATCTTCTATCTAAAAATATATCTATTTTTTCTATAGCTTCACCTTTGTCAAAAACATTATCACTCATAAATCCTAAACCCATATTTTCCATCATTAGCCAAAACCATTTCGATGTTCTATCACCAATGTCCGGATCATCCATGATAGATTCTTCAATTCTAATAGCTAATGCTAATATCATTTCTAATACACTGCAAGGCCCATCTAAATATCCACAAACTTCTTGATAATTTCGAGGTATACTAATTTCATTTAAAAATCTATATCTTAAATCAATACCATCTTCTTCTCTATTAGCATCCATTGGTATGACGTATCTAAATGGAATTGTGTGTAACAGGGTAATTAGTTTTCTATTTTTGGAGTGTCTTCGACATTTTGTATGATTAAGAAGCCATTCAAAATAATCATTAATTATCTGTTCACATTCCATTACTAATCACCTCAATTTCTATTATTAGGGTTTAATAATAGAGTTGAATATTTTACTAAATCTCTACAAATTTCATAATCAGTTTTCAATCTATCATTTCTAACACATACACAATCTTTCTCATATTCTCCAAAATGTTCAGCGAAATCTCTTCCTACGATATCATCAATTTCTTCATCATCAATTACGTTATCATTATCATCAGTAAGAACGTCGTCGGCATAATAATTTAGAGTGATCATATCATATCCGTCTTCCCCTCCGAAATCCCAAGGGTCTATAACATATGGTCGATCAGAATCAGAAGCTCGTTCCACTTCAAATAATTCTACTCCTTCTTCATCGTTTTCACAAACTTCTTCATTTTCTTCATCTACTTCATCCTCTTTAGCTTCAGTTTTTGAATAATTTGTATAATTTTTTGTTAAATTATTATACTCATTATATTCTTTACGTATTTTTTCTACTTCTTTTTCAGCAATTTTTTCAACTTTTTTGTCAGCTTCTTTTTCAACTCTTCTTCCAAATACCTCTTTTACAGAGTCTATTTCTTCTTGAGCTATTTTTTCAAATTTATCTTTAACTACTACATAAGTTACAGCTGAACCAATTACTAATCCAGCTACAAATGTAAAGAAATTTTTCATATTCATTAACCCCCTTATTTTTTAAAATGGTTATCGTAATATTTATTAGGTATAATACCCTGTTTTTTTAAATAACTTTCTACTTCACTTAAATTATGAAATACTTTAATAACTTTATCGTTTTTGAATAATAAAATATGACCCGATACGTGTTCCAAACACATGTTTTCATTTGTTAAATATAAACTTATCTGTCTGGTATTCATGATTATCCCTCTTTTCAATTAATGATAATTGAATATATAAATATAATCCTACTAACGCACCAATTGCTGATACATGTTTTAATGTTGAACGAGCAATATGCTTAAAATCTAATTTACTCATTATCTATCACTCCCTCATTTAACGTTTTATCATTTTTAACATCATTTACTTCTATATAATTTTTGTGTGTTTTAAGATACGTATATGCTGGGATAATTATACTAGCTAAAATTAATATAAACATTTTAGATTCTTTAGTTAAATCATTTATTATGGATGGTAGTATTTTTGTATCTTTCTCTGTTAAAGTAATTGTTAAATCTTTAATTTCGAATTTCATATAATACCACCCTTTCATGATTCAAATATTACATTGTCTTTATATTTAACCGAAATATTATAATTCATAAAAATATAAAACATGGTTATACCAAAAGTTATCATGAATCGCCTAATAGTATTAGCTCTTGAAATTGGTTTCATTTCATTCATAACTTGAGCACGTACCTCGTTATATATTTCTTGTTGTTCCTCTGTTAATTCTTGAGTTTTCTCTTCTATAATAACTTCTTCTTTATTTTGTTTAACCTTTTTATAAATAACACAACCAACAGCTATAGCAGTTCCTATAGCTAATATACCTTTTACTAAACCTTTCATATAAATATCTCCCTTTAAAATTATAATTTATCCCCCCTTATCTTAAACCCATTGATAAAGAGGATAATAATCAAAAAAATCTCTATAAGAATTTCCAGACCCAAGAGCATTGAGTCCAGTTGTTCATAGTAGATCTAACACGTTTCCATCAACATTGAAATCTAATAATATAGCTGAATCATATCCATTTACATAGTCGGAATAGCTAAGATTATCAGCATATAAACCAAAATCAACAAAGTTATCTCCAACTGGATTATCTTCAGAATAAACCCATCCAACTACTTGTCCAGCTTTACTTCTAGGTAATCCTAACATGTCATAAACTTCATTTAAGAATAAATGTCCTCTAGCTCTTAATAAATCATTAGCATATCTTTCTTGAGCCTTTAAGAACATAATATTATATTCATTGTTATTTTCCCAATTAGGATTTGTAATTGTATTTCCCTCATTGTCTTTTGTAAGTTTTTCAAAGAAACGAGCATATCCACTAATTTCACTAGGATTTACAACATTAATAGTTTTTTTAACGGTTATTTCTTCGCCATTTTCGTTTACTACTTTTTCTTCTACTTCCTCTGCTTTAATATTATATCTTAATTGTTTATCTACTTCTTTACCAAATTTATCAACAACTCTGTTTCTATATTCTTTGAAACTCTTATCAATACCCGCATAAGCTGCTGCTATAGCAATGTTTCTCTTCTTAAGAATATTGTTAGATGCTACTATACAAGAAATAGATGCAACACCAAGTGCTACTGAAGGAGCATAAAGTTTTACCAATTTAACTGCAGTTTGAGTATATACAATAGCTAAATCTTTCTTAGAATCTTCTTCTGAATATTTATCTGCATAAATAGGATTTGCAACTGTTTCATTTATTTTTTCAACCTTATCTCTAGAATCGTCTAAAATATCATTAATCTTTAAAGTCGCTTTACATGCCATTACGCCACTTGCTACTGTACCAACAATACCAACACCAATTAATATTTCAGGACTATATTTCTTAACCTTTAGTCCAAATCTGTTAACTTTTAATTTTAAATTATCAAATTTCATAATATCATTCTCCTTTATTTATTAAATTTTTATTATTAAAATTATTAGAATCTATACTATACCCAACGGCTCCTAGTAAAATGGTCAATATAACTCCACTAAAAACACCAACACTAGATAATATGCTGGTGTAAGGATAATTTATAAACATATATTTTACTAATTGTAATTTCTTATCATCCATTATCTAACGCCAGCCTTTCTCATTATTACACCGGCTATACCTAAACCCATTCCTATACCACATACAACACCTATAATGGCTCCACACATATAACCTTTACAAAAATTTTTCATAAATATTGTCCTCTCTTAAATAAAAATTAAAAGAGACAGCGTCAGCCGTCCCTTCATAATATAACTTGAATTTTTCGCGTACTTACACTTCTTCATTTCCGTACATATAATCTCTATATTTTTCTAATGTTAATTCTACTCTTTTTTGTTCATCTTCTTTGATTAAATGATCTATTAAATGTTGAATATACCACATAGCTTTTTCCAAATCTTGAATACCATTCTTTTCTTTCCAACGACAAATATATCTTATAACATTTCCTGTATCCACGGCCTCAATACCTTCTAATCCTTCTGTAAATGCTGCTATTGCATCTATTACTTCTAATCCACTCTTTGATTGATAATGAGATGGATGAGAAACCATTTTATCAGTTGATTCATACATTATTTCATCGCCTCCAAATCTTCAAATATAACTGGTAATAAAGTTTTCATTTCATTTAGTAATGGAACAGCAACCTCAAGCATTTGAGGGTGAGGTTTTCCAGTAACACCACAAGCTCTTAATTTAAAGAAATGTCTCCATTCTCTAAGATTTGCGGTCATAACTATTTCTGTTTTTGTACTTGTTGGTAATACTGCTCTTGCTTCTTGAGGAGTAGCTCCACGATTAAGCATATTTATATAAGCTTCTTCAGCTGCTTTACAAGATGTTATCCAATCAACATATTTAGCAGCTCTTCTTGCATTATCGTCACTAGAATTTTCTGCTGATAAATAGCAAGGTTCAATGAGTGTTAAACCTGTACCTCCGTAATTACAATATCTAGTACTTTCTTGAGCAAAAGATGCCACTCGATGTCGAACTATTTCATGAGATACACCTCTGTCAACTATAAATTTAACACTAAAAGAATAATGCTCAAGCATAGCATCATGTTTATTTTTAATAAGAGCTCTTATTAAAAACACAGCACTTTTATCATTTATAGCGTTTTCACTCTTATAACAAACTCTTGCTATTCTTTCGATTTTTTGCATAACCTCCTTTTCATTAATCTCATCTAAAATTTCATAACCAGCTTTTATAATTTTCATATTATTCTATTCCTCCCTATTAATTTAAAGGTAATGCTCTTGGCAATTTAATTTTATAACCATCTCTAACTCTAACTACTTGTGCACTTCTAATATCAGTCCAACCGTATTTATTATCTGTATAACTTCCGGTAATACCACATAAATCATAGAAATCAGCTACACTAACAATTCCATAATTATCAATAAGTTCATCCATTCTTGATAATACATCTTCTGCTTCTCCTCTACTGTCTAATATAACATCATTAAAATCATAACCAGTTCTAACTCTACGGTCATCATATCTATCTCTATCTCGTCTATCATAATAATTAGTATATGAGACTCTTGAACCTGGAGATTTTCTCTTAGTAACTCCGGATTCACCATATAGAATCATATCAATACCATTAGTCACAATATCAGAAAGAGCTTTCTTCATAGCTGGAATAAGAACTTCACCAATAATATAAGATTTGACACTTGAAACATCCTCAGAAACAAACACATCAGTAAACTTTGCAATACCATTCTTCTTTTTGGTTTTAACTTTACCTTTAACAACCTTTTCCACCTTTTTCTTTTCGTCAACCTCTTTAGATTTATGAGAATTGGATTTGAATTCGTCTGCCATATTTCATACTCCCTTCATTTTTTTAATATAAAGAAAAAAGGAAAAGTGCTAATTTGCACTAATCCTTTTAAGATTATTAAATATTCTTTTGTGATTTTATTCTAAGATTTTTAAATCATTGAATCTTAATTAATCTTCAGTCTCAGTTTCTTCTTCAAAGAATTCGTCGTCTTCTACTTCTACTTCTTGATTGTGTTTTGCATTTCGTCTTGTTTTAATAACTTTGTAGATTGCGAAACCTGCTAAAGCTATTCCACCAATAACTAATCCTGTAACAACACCATTGTTTTTAGTAGCAGTTTGAACCACTTCATCTGCTAAATTTTCTTCAACCTCGTTGATTGTATTTTCGATTACCATTTCATTTAATTTTTCTTCCATTTTAAAATCTCCTTTTCGAATATATTTTTATCCTCTTCATTATAGCCCGTGTAATTTTCGCGTATTATAATAAATGTTGATAATCATCTTTAGGTGATACAGAATAATCAACAACAATACAAGGCGTATCATCTTCAGATAATTGAGTGCTAAATTCTATTTCAACAAGACTATCATTTACATTCCATCCAAGATCAAAACCCATTTGAGTAAAAGGTAAACCTATTAGATCATAAAAATCATTTAATGAACAATACATATCAATCATTAATCTCTTATTAAGAATATTCTCAGCTTTACGAATTTTGTCTACATCTGATTTAAAATATCTTCCAGAAATAACATCATAACAAAGAACATCACCTTTACCAGTTATTATAACTTCATTATTATTGACTGGATCCCTTTCCATTCTATCTTTTGCTATTTTATCTCTTACTTCTTCTTCCTTCTTTTCCCCAATAGTTTCAATAACTTTTTCCTTGTATTCAGAGAAAGCACTTTCTGATAATTTATAAGCAGTTGCTAATACTGCATTTCGTTTGTTATTAACGGTGTTAGCACCTATTATACAAGCTACTGATACACTTGCTGTAACAGCTGCAGGAATATAACATTTCCAACAAGTTTTTATTATTTCCATATTGGTCAATTCATCGGTGTTATTTTCTTCTTTTTTCTCATCAATTAAACGTAGAGCTTTAGGAGTAGCTTTAACTGCTAAAACAGTTGTGGATAATAATCCAGTAATACCAATTCCTGTTAATATTTCAGGACTATGCTCTGACAATTTATTACCAACAGTTTTTATAAAATTTGAAATGCCTTTTTTATTCATACCTAAACTCAAACCTCCTTAATAATTAAGATAAAAAATAAACAGTTACTAATATCGCTAATAAAACCAATATAGTTAAAAATATAATAGGACTAAACACCCAAAACCATGACATATCGGTAATACCCGCAACTTTTAAAATAACAAGTGCTACTGTTAATAATCCACAAAATCCAACTCCACCTTTATTCGTATTATTGTTTTCAATTTTCATATAAACACACCCCTTTCTAAAAAGTAAGAGTCCTTGAATCGGACTCTACCTTCTAAATTATTTATTAATTTTGTCAATGGCATCTTTAATTTTTTCGTTGATAAGTTTCTCCATATTTTTATCACTAGCGTAGCTTGATAAAGCTGAACCAGCCATACCTAAGATTGTCCCAGTAATACTTAAAATTTTAATCATATCAATTTTTTTCATAAAAATTCCCCTTTTCAAATTTAATATTCTCTTCATAATAGAGTTTGTTATTTTCGCGTATTAAAGCTCCATAAAATCCAAAGAAGGTTCATATGGATAATCTATAACTATACATTCCATTCCATCTTCTAATTCGATTCGTTCGTGTGTGAAATCGACCCAAGAATATCCATATTTTTCATATCCTGCGTAAGTTGACCAACCTAGAATTTCCCCTTCAGTAGTTTCTTTTAATCCTAAGAATTTATAAAATAGATTTAAGTTAACATAATCTTGTAAAATAAAATTTCGATTTAAATGATATTCGGCACATTGAACTTCCTCAACTGTAGATTCAAAATATCTTTGAGATAATGGTTCATAAAACAACATTTTCTCTTCATTTGGTTCTGAATATTCAATTTCATAATCATCTTTTGCTATTTCTTCTCTTATTTTTTTATCAGCTTCTGCTCCATATAATTCTTTTACTTTAGTTCTATAATCCTTGTATGAGTTTTCTAATAACATATATGCACTTGTCAAAGCGGCTTGTTTTTGTTTGTTTAGTACATTTGCTCCAAATATACAAGCTATTGTTGATACCCCCATTAAAACTGAAGGAATATAAACTGGCCCCGCTATACGAATAGCTTCTAACTTTGTAAGTTCATCTTTCTTTTCTTCCTTAGCTTCGTCTAAAAGAATAAGAGCCTTTGGCGTAGCTTTAACAGCCATTACAGCTGTTGCCACTACTCCAATTGCTCCAATTCCTGATAATATAGTTGCTGAGTTATTTTTTAAATATAACTTTGTCTTGTAACATATATTATCTAATAAATATTTGTTACGAATTTCATGTTTCATAAAAAATCCCCTTTCATAAAAACTAAAAGAGAATGACAGACCTATACTGTATCTTACGTTTTCAGCGGCCCAGGACTCATCCTCTTCATAATAGGATATGTAAATTTCGCGTACTTAAAAAATAAGAACCCATGCATAGCACAAGTTCTTACATAAAATTTTATTTCTCTATTGAGTCTGCTCCTATATAATTTAGAAAAGTTTCTAAATCCATTATTTGTCCACAATTAGGACATATGTAAATTCCGTCTTTTAATTTTATTTCTATGTCTTGACAATAATCACAATATACACTATCACCATTACAGTCATAAACATTTTCATAACTTTCATCTAATTTTTCTAATAAAATCATTTTATCTTCTAAAAATTCATCTTCATAAAGTTCTTCATAATTTCTACTGTCTTCTTCGTTATAAAATTCGTAGTATTCCTCTTTTTTGTCCATATGCTCACCTTCCATATTTTTATAAAATAATATTAACATAAAAAACTAAGAGACCGTGTTACAACAATCTCTTAATTCTAAATCATAATATTTTATTTGGTAGTTTTAAATTTTTGAAATAAAGCTTTGAACGTTGATGATGTAAATGTTCCAGTTTGTTCAAACTCAAATCCTTTTTGCATCCAAGAAGCGTAGAACTTCAATGGCAATATTATTCCAGCTAATTCTATACCACATTTAACAACTTGACTTGCGATATCTATTACCATTTGTTTCTTTTCATCAGTTTTAGTATCTTCATCCAGTCTTAATTGATATAATTTAGTTAGACTTTCAACTGCCTTTTCGTGATCTTCACTACCCGGCTCAATATTTTTTAAGTTTTCTATCTCTCTTTTAATCTCATCATTTAACAATTCATTTATTTTATTTTCTTTCATATAAAACAACTCCTTTATAAAATTTTTATTCTTTTCATAATAGAGTTTGTTATTTTCGCGTAGCAGTTGGAAAAACTGTTTCTTTATCAATTTTTAATATTACATATTTGGATTCGTTAATTTTATCTAAATCATTAAATTGTAGTAAGTATTTGTCAGTTTTTTTATCTGAAGTATCTATATACAATATTCCATCTTTAGGTTTGAATCTGAAAATTAAATATGCAAATATTGAACCTAATATCACCCCCAATATAAAAATATAATTTGAGTCTAAATTTCTAATGAAGTTTACCATTTATAATTCCTCCTTTACTAAAATATCATTTTTTATGGTAACCCACGTACGTAAAATATAAAAAAGAAAGAGCCTTCGTTAAGACTCCCTCTTTTTAAACATTATAAATTATTTTTCTCTATAAAAGTTAGTACCTACTATATCATCACACATTTCATAGAATCCTTTACCAAAAGATCTACCAATCATTCCACCTATAATAAGACTACCTAAAGATACGATTAATTTTTCACCTTTATCGCATTTAGGCCATATTACTTTACGTGTAATAATTCCCATAGCTCCTCCTATAAAAGCTTCTCCTAAACATTCAGTTAATTTGCATATACTTTCTTTTTTCATATAAAAAACTCCTTTATTTTGTTTTCATAATATACTTTGTATTTTTCGCGTAAAATAAAAAAGAGTCTTAATTAAGACTCCTCCTCATCATTTTTAATATTTCTTTTAATTTTTACTACAATTTCTTCGTTTTCAGTATATAGTTCTAATTTGAAATCATCCGGATTATTTATTAAATCTAAGTATATAGATTTCTTTTTCTCTTCTTTTTTCTTAGGTTTACATATTTTAATCATAGATATAATTTGTTTAATTAACATACTACACACATCCCTTCATTAAAGAAAATGTAATTTTCACGTATTATTTTCTAGCCTTACTTAATAACCAAAAGAAACGTCTATATCTGTCATAATACTTATCTTTTCCACAAGGTATTCCATATCTGACTTTAAGATAATTATACGACAATTCTTCAGTTACACCTTTTAATATATAAAAATATAATTTATCATCAGCTTCAAATGCAATCCTCTCAATCATTTTAATTCTATCATCTAATAATACTTTTGCTATTGCGTATTTTTCTGTAAGATTGGTTGGAATGTTTGTACAACATTTTATTTCATTTGAATAATTTATTGTTTGTGTTCCCATTTCACTTAAAGCCACGTAAGCTTTCTTCCACATTTGATATTGAAGACAAAAATGTTTTAATTCATAATATCGGTGTTTGTCTATCCAATATTTATTCTTTTCTGATATTTTAGCACGTATTTTAGTTGCCATTAATATTTCTCCTCTCTAAATATACCCTCATATATAAGTTTAACATAAATACTGCACGCTCAAAAAGAAAAGAATGTGATAAAAATCTATCACCTAGTCAATATGACTAGCTCTCTTCTATATTTAAGTAATTTAATCAAACACATATAAGTATTCCAACGTAACATAATTTATCAATAATATTCAAAACTGCATTAATTTTCATTATCGTTCTGCAAAGTTTAAATATATAACTGCTCTTTGTTATAAACATTGCAATTCCACATATACCACTTATAATTTTACCATATTCAGGTATAACTTTAGATTGGTATATCTTTAATACCATTATGCATGATTGTTTTACTATAAATATAGCTTTTTCTTTTACAACACATATAATTTCTTTAACTTCCAATTCAAATTTAATCATAAAATTTCTAATTCTAAAAACTGTCACCATAAAATAAACTATTAATAAACATATCATTTTTTTCATAAAAACATCTCCCTTTAATTTAAAATTTTATTTTCTTTCATTAAAGGGTATGTATTTTACACGTAAAGAAAAATTAAAAGATAATGATTTCAGGGTCGGTCCAACGCAAACCGTTTCCCAGTGGGTAGCGTGTTTTATTACGTACACGTGCCGCTACACCTGCGTGTCTCACTATCGGATTTCCACCGACATATATTCATTATCCTTTTCATTACAGGAGATGTAAATTTCGCGTGAAAAATAAAAGAAGAGTCTTTGTAAGACTCCTCTACATTAAGATTCCTCTTCATTAGACTCTTCTTTTTTGGATTTTCTAGATTTTATTTTATTTGTAATATGAATTACTGATAAACCAACACCAATCCCTAAATAAGTTCCTAAACAACCACCAATAAAACCTTTCTTCATTCCTTTTGTTAATGCTTCATCAAAGAATGCTGTTAAAGTTTCAGCATGATCCTTTAAAAGTTCATTTAATTCATTAATTTGATTATTTGTCATAATAATATCTCCTTTAAAATATAAATCTGTCTTTTTCATAATAGAATATGATTTTTTCGCGTGAAAAATAAAAAGAAAGAGCCCATGTAAGGCTCAATCTTATTTAGTAGTTTTTATAATATTTTTTTCTTAACTTCTTTTATAGCTTTAGCAGCTGCTTTAGCGTCATAAGTTTTTGCTAATGATAACATTCTGTGTCCGTCTGCAATTTTGTTAAAACTTACTGCTTTTTGTACTTGTCTTATACCCAATGCAGCTGGAACAAATGATAACATTAACACTCCTGCTGATAATGTAGCAAATGCTGTAGCATATTCCATAATATTTTCTTTCATATTATAATCAACTCCCTTCATAAAAGGGAATGTAAAATATGCGTATTTTAGGGTTGCTTATTACTTTCGTTAATAGCTTGTCTAGTTGTACTTTGTCCGAAATAATAACCAACAACTAATGTTACTACGTTTGTATAAACGGATGGATTAATTTTATCGCATAATGCCAATATACAAAATACTATAATGACTAATAATGCTATGATTTTTTTAACTTCCATTAAATTAATTAGTTTATTGATGAAATTCTTCATATTTTTATTTTTCACCATCCTTTGAATTATTTTTTTCAACATATTTAAATAGGGTTTTAATCTCTTCTTCTACTATTATTAATCGTTGTTCTATCTTTTTAGAATTATCATCTCGTACCTGATTATTTAATTTTATATCATCTACACCTTTTGAAATATAATCAAGTTTAATTTTCATTTCTATCCGTTCTGATGTTTCAGTTTCAATATCTTTTTTATTATTCTTTCTAAAAGTACAATATGAAATTATTACACTCAAAACAGTACATATTAATGCTACACTTATAGTTTCCATTAAACACCACTCCCGTCATCTACTAATTTCCAATTCTTTGGATAATCGGTTGGGGAATAAACATTATAATCTACTAATGAAATATACTTAGCACCATTAAATGTTATTTTATCACCTTTCATATAAGCAGTTTCTTTTGATGTTGGTTGTTTAAATTCTGGATATTCTATAGATGGGTTTGATATTTCTACAAATAAAGAAACGGCTACGTCCGGAGTCCAATCTGCTTGTGAAGTGTGCTCTGAGATTACTTTATAAAATTTATCTTTATACATTATACGCTCGCCAACTTTATAAACAACTCCAATTTGAAATTGTGGATATAATTCCTTAATGGCGTAAGCATCTTCATCAGAAAGTTTTGGTAAAAGTCTATCTTTTACTAATTTATCTAATTGAGTATTTGCTTTTTTTATTTTGGCTTGTTCAGCCTTCTCTTTTAAATAGTTATTGTATTTTTCTTTATCAAAAACTAAATGTTTTTTATTACCCTCACCAATAACTATTTTATATCCGATTAATTTTGACATATCTATAATAGGATTATCTTGTATTACTGATATTCCAGTTCCAGATATATTGGAGTATCTGGTGATATTACCATTTTTATCGGTTAATACATACACAACTATATCAGCCATTTATATACACCTCTTTTATTTATGCTGAATAATCTCTTTCGTTAAGTGCTTCTTCGTTTTCATCGTTTTGTTGTATTTCTTCATTATTAATAGTTTTAATAATTTCCCTCTTTAACTGTATAGATATATTGTCTATTATTAAATCCATGACAGATAGTGGTAAAACTTGTAATTTATTATTAACAAAATTTAACAATTCAGCTTTAGTCTCCTCTATAATCAAATTTATATTTTTATTTTTATCCATTTTGAAATCCCCTTTCTAATTACATATTATTTATTTGATACTGTAGCATTTCTATTTTAGCATTAAGACAATCGATTTTATTTTGTTGTAATTGATTATGTCGCCATAGTAAAGAAATCATAACATATAAATCAATACCATCTGTTCTATTAGGGTGGAGTATTGATTTAGCATCATCAGTTAAATCTTCTAATATTAATCCAGCTTTTTCGTCAACTTTCAATTGGTCTGGATCTAATACTATTCCCAAATCCTCTGCTTCTTGTTTAATCCTTTCAAGTTCTTTTCTTTCACTGATAAGATTATATTTTTTTACAGTGTTATCCATTATAATATTGTTTATAGTATCATCGTCTACATCTTCTATATTTTCCTTAGATTTCACTTTTGAATTATTTACAACATTACTAACTGCTATTGAAGCATATCCACTATCATCATGAGTTCTAACTTGAACTTGTTCTATACTCCTTAACCATTTTAGATAAGCAGCATTATTTGTACCGATTTGTATTCCTCCGTGACCATCACTATCATTTACTTTAATAGTTGCGTGATATCCATTATTTGAAATATACATGAGTTCATTTTCTAGAAGTTCGATTTTAACATCAAATCTGGTTGCCTGTGGTTTCCACCTTTCTATAGTGGGATTACCCTCATTTATACCAAATAAAGCTTGGTGATTATTTCTATAAAGTCTAAAACAAGTCCAATTAGTATTATCTTTATTATTACTTAATATAGCTCCATCTGAACGGCTGCTAGTATTGGTCATTACATAACCAGTGTATAATCTTGTGTCTGATAAAACACTACCTGTACTACCATCACTTTTATTGACAGATATAAAAGCATCACTTCCATCTTGGAACATTTTTATATAGCTTGTAGTAGGAGTCTTGCCACCAGCCCAATTAGTATAATCGTTAGTTAATATTAATGTGTGCATAAAATTACCTATTGAGCTTGATTCAAACATAGGCGTTTCACTACTTTTATCAGGTTGGATTTTAATAGATTTTTCACCAATTATATCCTCATAAGCATAAAGTTTTCCACCCAACTCAATGCTTCCCTCTATTTTAGACATGGTTAACAAACCAATACCATTACCAGTATTAGAAATATCAATGATAGCATATGATACACTTAGGTTAAATACATGCTCTAATTTATTACCCAAAGCATCGATAACAACTATTTTAATATCGTATGATTCAATCATTGAAAAAGTATAATCTGAAATTATTAAAGTTGTTTCATTTTGAAATGTTCCATATTCAGTAAAGTCAGCTGCTACCGATGGACGAATATAAATTTTATTTGTTGTACTATTTAGATTATTATAACTTTCATAACTGAACGATACATTAAAATATAATTGCTCACCATCGTCATCTTTAGCGGTTCCATTATATCTACTAATATCTTCAGATATCAATTTTGGTATAACCAAAGCCTGAACTTCAATTGAACCTGTTAACGAAACAGACCGATTTCTACTATCATATATTTTTGCTGTGTAAGTTACAGTCCCAGCTGTAGATAATCGTTTGGTTTGTACAACATTAGTATCACCAGATATTGTCACACCATCTATTTCAATACTATATTGTTTAATAGTTGCATAATAACTTGTTGCAGCTTTATTAAATGTGAATTTTGCATTCGATTTATCTTGAACAAAAATATCCCATGTTGTCATACTACTTGGTTGAATTTTATCAACGGTAACACTTTCTAATGTTGGTGTATAATCAGGAACATTCATTGTGAAATTTGGTGATGATACAGAACCTATTTTGGTTGTTTTATAATAAGTTGTTACAACAACACTACCAATTCCCGAGTTAGCTGCCGATATTACATCTAACCATGATGTTGGTGGGGCATACGATGACGATGTTCCTTGATTAGTCTTTTTATAACTATGTGAACCAAAAAGCCATTCTACATCATGAACAAAACTAGAATGTCCTCTAGAAATAGTTACATCTATGGCGTTTGTTCCGTTACAAATTATACTAGGAGTATATTTTGATATAGAACTTGGTAGATAATGCCCAATATTAGCTGTACATGAGCTAGAACCAATTTCGGTGCCGTTATTATAAGTTTTACAAACAAATGCTATACCATTATCGGAAGTTGGATTTTTTTCAATAAAATCTAATGGAACGTCCCAACTAACACTGGTTCCTATTCCAGTTCCAACAGTTCCTGATGAGCCACAAAATTCCCATGTAACAGTATGAGTGAATGATGAACTAGCCCTAGAAATAGATAGATTTATAGAGCCCGCTCCAGGTTTTGTACCACTACCGCTAGTTACTGTTATAGAACTGGCTCTTGGTATACTAGCCAGCCATAAAGTACCACTTACACTAGCACTACCGTATTTCCAAGTATCCCCTGCAAAATTTCCCGTAACTTCATCCATTCTTATGGAAAAACTCATTTCTTTTGTTCCGTCTGAATTATGAGGAACTGTGACATAACCTTGTCTATAACAATCACCCATTCCATTATTTATAAGACCTATATCAGCTGAATTAACATCAGACCCATTAATGTTTACAACTACTCTACCAGCTGGATTTCTAGTTGTACCTGTAAATGCAAAACCAGTTCTTTGATGAGCATAAAATTCATATTTTATACTTGATGTATTATTTTCAACTGATGTTGATTCTTCATAAACGGAGAATGAAAGATCAGCCCAAAAGTCATGATCAGCTTTTACATAAGAACGCCCGGTTATATTTTTACTACCCATTATTTACCACCTCCTCTTAATTTTAGACTTAAATGACCATTTTTACGTATAACCCAATCGTAATATCCAACTCCTTCAGAACCTATAGACATTTTATTAATGAATTCAGCTTCTAAAATATAAAGTTTACTGTTTGAAATATATGCTATTTTTTTACCTGATTGTGAGAAATATATTTCTGTATTAGATATATTGGTTTTAAAAGGGGAATCAATTTCTCCCAGTTCTATCCCCTGTTCTGAGAATCTGATGTAACGTTCAAAGTTCTGTTGATTAAGAATTATTTCATTTTGAATATCTGATGTTATTCCTTTAAATGTGAAAGTTATATCTTCATCCGATTTATCAATCATGGATTGAACTGTTTGATATATTTTATCCACTTCACCAACTTCAACGTATTTATTATTCATATCTGCAATAACATCATTTTTAGCACTATCTATACGTTCATCAACAGATGAGTTTAAACTATCCAAATCTTTTGTTTTGACACAATCACTAACTTGATTTTCTAATCTATCAATAACTAATTCAACACTTTTACCACTACTTCCTATTGAAAGATTACTTACTGATATATCTAATCTATATCGTTCTTCAGAATCTGATGTATCTTTATAAAATTTTACAAAATTAGATGTATCACCAAATATTATTTGACCATCAGTATCTAAATAGATTCCTCTAGTAGTATTATTTATAGATGATTTTACTCCAGAATATATGGAATTATCAGTTATTTTGAATCCACCAATTGTAGCATTGAAAGCTTTCAAATCATCCACATTTATTTTATTTGCTGTTATTGATTGTGCTGTTATGATACTACCATTAATACTATTGTATTCGGTTTGTTCTGCTTCTATGGTTGAACCATTGGTGTTAAGTTTATAATACAAACCATCTGTTCCTAAAATTACTAATTTATCAGCTTTAAGAGTTCCTGCTTCTATTAAATCACCTTTTATTCTAACACCAACCAATTCGCCAGTAACCGAACCACTACTCATAACTAAATCTTTAATCATACCAGATTTAGCAAACAAATTTTCCACAGAAGCATCTGTAATATTTGTAAAATCAATATTAGCATATTTTAAATCTGCTGATTTTGCATCGAGTTTAGAAGTTTTCAAATTTTCTATATCAGCAGCATGAGCACTAAATGTATTGGTAGATAGTTCTTCAAATTTACCAAAATCAGATTGTAAAGTATGGATTTCGGCATTAGTTGCATCTAAGTTGGTTATAGTGGCATAAGTTACCTTAGCAACTTCTGCATCTAATTTAGTAGTTGTTAAATCGTCTATATCAGCTTCGGCAGCAGTTAATTTTTTATTTATTGTTGCGTTATCGGTTGTTAAAGTACCAATAGATGCTTCGGCAGCGGTTAATCTGTTTTTTATTAATGCATCTTCAGATATAAGATTATCGATTCTAGCAGATTCAGCTTCTAATTGTTTAGTACTTACTTTATCAGCTACTACTATTTCAAATTCAGATATTTTATCTTGTACTTTATTTAAATCAGTACCACTAGGTGCTGGCGATGTAATATTACCAGTAACAGTCGCAGTATGATTTTTTATCATCACTGTCACTCTTTCACCATCGGCCATGTTAGTTGTAGATGAAACAGGAGTTAAACGTTCAGAACCATCTAATTGAACATATTTTACACCATCAACAATTTTTGCGGTTCCATATACAATTGTTTCTTTTTTCTTTTCTTTTTTATCATTGGTAACTTTTACAAATTGTGTTATAAGATCATTAGACAAACCCATGTTTCATCACCTCCATAATTTAGTTGTAAATACTGCTTTTTCCGTTACAGGACATCCAGGTGTACATTCAATAGATTGACTAATAACTCTAGCTTTAATATTATTTATTCCAGCTCTAGCATAATTCAATCGTATACAATCACCCACTCTAACTGGACAATAACCATGTTTATAAGATACTGTATATTCTATAGAAGATAATGCTTTCAATAAATTATCAGCATATTCTTGTATTTGATTTTCAGTAGGATCCCCAATTAAATCTGGATCACTCACACGATAAACTATTTCACGTCCTCTATTGATTGTTGAAATAGGACTATCAACATCATCATTAACTACCTTGGCATAATAATTATCTCGACCACTAGAATATATTACTTCTACAACATTTGGTATTCCGTATAAATCATGCTCCATATCGAAATCCGGATATAGTATAGAACTATTATCATCGTTGTAAGTCCACACTGGTTGTAATGAAGCGGCATCTTGTTGTGGTAAAAATATAATACGACTCATTTCATCTAAACCGAAGTCATATTTAGCATTAGAAATTAAATCCTTTAAAAAAGTGATCCAAGTATCATTCGGATCACTTACAAAATCATCATGAAGAGTTTGGGAATTGGCTGTTGGTATAACTGGTGCTCTACAATGCTCTTGGGTTAATTGACTTGCTATAGTCATTATATTTTGGTCTTTCGTTATAGAATACCCAAGAGGTGGTTGACTCTCTTTTAATTCTAATAAAGGTGTATAAGCATCCATTGAAACTTTTCTTATCTTACCATCAAAACTAGATGATGGTGTTTGCACTAAAAATGTGCCTAAAGGGAGTTTCTCTTTTAATCCATTTTGAATTATTACCAAATATACCCTTATATAGCATTCACCAACTGATTCTATAACGTCAATAGTAGCAGAGCCAAGTGTTTCAGCAGTTGAATCTCGTTCTATAGTACATGCAGTAATGTTATCTAATAATTTTGTTTCTTTCCATGTCCAAGGATCTACGATATAATACTCAAACGTTTGTTGCATTGTTGAAGTCCAATCGACCATTTATACTCCTCCTTCCACTCTTGTTATATCTAATGTTACAGGTATAGTTAATTCACAATGGGTTTGAGTAAATGATACTGATATATTAGCCCAATAACCACTACCAGATGGTTCTCTAACGTAAACATCTCCCATCCATATAGCTAAACGTCGCAATCCATATAACGTTTCTTTATCGCTTTTGACAATTTCTAAATTCCACGTTGATGTTTCTCCAAGTTGAGTACCATAATAACTTACCGGATGTTTTCTACCAATATAATTTATTAATGATACGTCTGCATCGTGATTATCGGCAACATCTATATTATATGGTAATCTCAATAATGAACCAGACCAAGGAGGTTCCACTAACACTGCATCATTTGATATATCAAAATTACTCCATTCTTCATCCCATTGAATAATTACGGCTTTTTCATTTACAGGATATCCAGGAACATCATAGAAACTTACTGCACCAGTATCATTAGTTATTGCAACTATCCTATATCTAGCGAAATCTAATGACGGATGTGGGTCCATAACAAAGGTATTACTTGTATTATTTAAACCACTTCCTATTTCTACAAATGAGCCATCAAATTCTCGTCTGTAAACAGCTAATGATATACCCTCTATAAGAACATCATCTGCATTAGCACAATATGGTCTTATGTGAGCCACTAAGGTATCTCTATCAACACCAATATCAGCATTAGGTTCATATTTATCATCAGTCCAAGCAACTGTAAATTGTAATGAGGCATTAGTTGTTAATCCGGAATTCATAGAAACTGTAACTGTAATTTTATAAGTCATATTGTTTTCTAAATCAATATTGCTAGCTGACATTTCAAGTAATAATATATCAGAAGTATCGAAATGTTTAGAATATACTTCTTCGTTTTTATTAACCATTTTGACATTACCAACATTATCAACTGTTTCATAAACATTCATGCTAGTTATAGATACATGATAACCAATTGGTTCTTGGGTTGATGGGCCAGCTACACCTTTTATATAGAAAGGAAATGAAGTTAATGTCTGAATTGGATTATTCGCCGAATCAAATACACTTAATTGTAATGTTGGTGGAGCATATACATTAACACTCCTTTGAACTGACCATGGACCATATTGTAAAGTTATACCAGCAGTTCTTACACGCCATAATATTTTACTACCTTCAGTATAAGTCGATGTGTTTACAGAATATGAACTTGTCTTGTCTTTTAATTCAGCATCATCAGTATTTTTTATAGTGTGAGTTTCACTAAGTCCATTGGTTATAGTCTCAAGTTCAGCATAAGTCTGACTCGAACCATCTTCGGAATTATGCACCCAATATAAATTTAATGGGTCACCAACTATAAGAGTTGTGGTGGAAGACCAAGTTGTAGGAGCAGATGGTTTTGTACCTATAACTACTGATGATATTTCAGACCATCCCGATTTACCTTTATCGTTTACAGCTCTAACTCTAAAGAAATATCGCTCACCAGATGTCAAACCAGTTTTTTCGTAATGATTGGTGGCTATGTCAGTTACGGTTGTAGTAGCATCTGATCCATCCAAATATGATTTTTTAATTGCGTATTCTATATCATAAGTTTTAGCACTTACCACAGCATCCCATTCTAAATATACTGATGTTTCAGAATTAGCTCTGCAAGTAGTAATAGCAGTTGGTACTGATGGAATGGTAGTTTCATTACTTGTATATTCTGACCAATCACTATAGCGGTTATCATTCTGTCTGTATGAACGACAACGAACCTTATATTTGTTACCAGCATCTAGATTACAAGAATACGATGCCTTGTTTGTAATGATTTCTGCCAATCCGGTATTAAATATAACAGCATCATTTTGAACTATTTGAAATTGGATGTGAGTAGCATTTACATTTAAATTACTAAGTTCACTCGTAAGTTTATATTGCTCAACGGTTATACTTGGAGTTGATGGAACACTTGGAGGGTTGTTACTAAAATCGTAACTTTTTTCTGTGCACCAATCACCAGTCCAATAAGCTGTATCAACATCATTTACTTTATAAGTTTCAGAAATAGGTTTAACAGACACTTTTACTCTTATAGCATTAGTTGGTGCATTATATATAGATTGCTGTTCGGTCGTATTATTGTTATTACCACTAAACCATATACCTTGTCCAGTATCATAGCTCCATCGAACTTCGTATTCTTTGGTATGTTCTTTTGAGAAATTCCAAACAGCGAATACTGTACGGTCAGTATTTGCTTGAAGACCAAAAGCCCATATATCTACTCTATAAGTAATACTTTTAGGTGGAGTGGGAGTAGGAATACTACTCGTACCACCAGTTTCTTTTGTTCCAACTATTAATACTTGACCTACATATATTAAATCGGGATTTGGTATACCATTTATTCTAGCTAATTCTTGATAAGTTGTTCCATATTTATTAGCGAGGTCCCATAACGTGTCACCCCAGACGACTGTATGATATATATTTTCGGTAGCCATACCTATCTCCTCCTTTCTACCTTAGCAGCTCTTATTATTGATTTAACAGCATCTGAAATATTACTTCCATCATCATAAGTAATACCATCGATAGTATAATTATTTCCAGCATTACCACTAATTACTTTTTTAAGACTATCTATAGCGTGTACAACATCATCATTAGTTGCCACAACTTGACTACCTCTCATAGCATTTGAAATAGCATTAATATTACCTCCATTTTGAATTCCTAACGATACCATTTGTTGTTTACCAAACAAACTATTTATAGCATTAGCCCCTTCTTCCACAGAAGACATATCAAATATTGGTCTAATTGTTGGTTGTGAGTCTAATTTGTCTAGTGGTATTTTAGATATAGAATTATTCATGACATCTATCATGTTAGTAGCGACACTTCCCGCAGCTTTGGTTACTACATTAGAATACTTAATTAAACCGTTAGCTAATCCTTTATCTGAATACATACCAATTTCAGCAAATACTCTAGAAGGTGAATGAATACCTAATGCAGATTTAGCTTTAGAAACAGCACTTGATGCAACGTCAGATATAGCTGATGCCACACTACTTATTCCGCTTTTTATACCTGAAACTAAACCGCTTATAATATTTGAACCGATACTTATAAATTCACTAGCGACATTTGATAAAGCACTCTTGCAACTTGAAATTATATTACTAACAGCACTAACAACATCTCCAACTTTACTTTTTATACCGCTTATTAACCCCCCAATAAGCTCTCCACCTTTAGATGTAAATGTACCAATAGAACCTGTTAAAAGTGCAATTCCAGCATCTATAATAGCATTAATTAAATTTTGCATTGCTGAAACTAATTGTGGAGTATTAGCTGAAATAGCATTAGCCATACCATTTATCAAATCTATAATCATATTCATTCCAGCATTAACTACTTCTGGAACATACGTTGCAATTGCATCTAGGAAAGTTATAATTAGATTTGCCCCTGATTCTGCTACTCTTGGTATGTTTGCAGCCAAACCATCTATAAATCCAACTATTAAATCAGCTCCAGCTTGTACAAATTGCGGAGTATATTCGGCTATTGTTTGAATTAAACTTAATAGCATTTCAGCAATTGCACTAACTATTCTTGGTGAACATTCTGCTATTTTTTCTATAAATTGAGTTAAAATATCGAGTAATGCATCAACTATTAAAGGTACAACTTCCCCTATAGCAGTAACTAATGATGTAAGAATAGTTACAAATGCATCCAATATAACTTGTCCATTTTGAACTATTACTTCTACAAACTTTACAAATCCCTCACCGAGTTTTTGTATAAGCAATGGAATAGATTCAATTAGAGTTTTTATGAAATCTTGAATACTTGACCCAACAGTTGATAAACTTGCGATTAAACTAGCCAATCCAGCAGCAAACATTGTAATTCCAGCACCAGCTGCTATACATCCAACACCTATTAAAGTTATTGCCGCACCCAATATCAAAAGGGTAGGTGCAAGAGGGGTTAATAATAAACCAGCAACACCTATTACCGTAAAAGCACCAGCCAACATTATTAATCCAGCAGCTATTTGTTCCCAACTCATATTACCGAATGCAACTAACACGGGTGCTAATACTCTAAGAGCTGCAGCAACAATTAATAAAGCTGCTGCACCAGCAAGTGTACCAGTCATTACAGTCATAGCAGCAGCCAATATTACTAACGAACCAGCCAAAGTTACAAGACTTTTTGCTATTCCTTCCCAAGACATACTACCCATCATATTAAGAGCAGCTGCTAAACCTATAAGAGCAACACTCATAACAGTTAAACCAACAGCGGTTATTGGTAAATCTTTAGGTAATATTTTCACAGCACCTGCTATTATCAATAAAGCACCACCCATTGTTAATAATCCTTTTCCTATTTCAGTCCAAGATAAATTTCCCAATTTTTCAATGGCAACAGCTAATACATTCATTGCTGCCCCAATTATCAACATTCCGGTTGCAGTTGAAATCATACCACTTGGTTTACCAATAAGTTTGGTAAATATCACTATTTCAGATAACATTACTGCTATTGAACCTAATCCTTTAATTAACTCGTTAACGTTTAATCCAGAAAGTTGTTCCACGGCTTGTGTTAATACAACCAAGGATGTTGCTAAAATTAATAATCCTGTACCTTTAAGAACACCCATTTTATCAAAATCTGCAGTTTTTAAAAATGCTGCTAATTCAGCACAAAGAACACCAACACCAACTAATCCTTTGATTAGTGATGTAGTATCTATTTTACCTAATGACTCAACTACTAAACTTAAAACACCTATTGCAGCTGCAAATATGATTAAATTAGTACCACATTTAGCTAAATCTTTTGAACTAGATGACATTAATTTTGCTGAACCAACTAAAATTGCACAAAGACCAGCTATACTAACAAGACCTTTACCTATACCCTCCCAATCTAACTCAGAAAGACTTTTCATTGCAGCTGATAATATAAGAATTGCTACAGATAAACCTATAAGATTACCTAAAACACCACTTCCAAATAAATTTTTCAAACCATCAGCTGGGGTTTTAATTTTATTTTGAATTAATTCTAATACAGCTAAACCAGCCATTAATTCAGTCATTAAACCACCAATAGCAGTTAATGAACTTCCTAATTTATCACTATCTATTAACGAAATAACTAATAATGACCCAGCAAGCAAAGCTATAGCTTTACCTATTTTAATCAATTTATCAGCTTTTATACTTTCTTGCCAAACTTTTAATGTATCACCAACAGTGGTAAACATATCACTAATTGATTTATTTATCCCACCGGCAGATGATATTGTATCGTTAAGAGTATCAAATACTTTTTTAACACTTTTAATAGCTTTAACTACTGCTCCAGATATCAATAAATCCATAAATGATGATGCAGAATCAAAAGTAAATAATTTAGATAAAGCATCAGCAAGTTTACTAAATACTTCACTTATACCAGGACCCAAACTCTGTGCGGCTTTACCTATACCTTTAAATATAACATCAATAAAATCGCCAACTCCCTTAACCGGTTCAAAAGCATTTGATATAGCTTTTCCAATACTTGTTAAATCAGAAGCATCAATAGTTTTTATACTATTAAAAAACTTTTTAACAAAATTTGCTGCTTTATCTAATGCTCCTTCTATCGGTTCTAATAATTTAAGAACCCCACCTATAATATCTTTAAATATACCAGATTGTTTAATTGCATCACCAAAAGCTGTTATATAATCACCAACAACAGCAGTTACACTTAAAAATGAGTCTACTAATTTACCTATAAAACTAATAACCGGTGATAATGATTTACCGATTGCTACAATTGCCTCTTTACAAATGTTAAATATAGAAAATAAACCTTTAAAAGTTCTTTTTAGATTATTTGAGGTGGTTTCACTCAACTTAAATTTATCAGTTAAATTTTTAAAACCTTCTGTAAATTTAGCTAAGTCTGCTCCAGTTATTGATTTAAATACTTCCGAAAAAGCTTCTTTAATCGGTTTGATTACTGATAATACTCCTTCAAACGCATTTTTAATACCTTCTATTAAATTTGTACGACCGCCTAAATCTCTCCAATCACTCAATATTTTATTACGTGCATCTGCCGATTTATTAATAAATCCAGTAAGAGTGTCACTAACACCAGTCCATAAGTCTCTTGCTTCCTCAAAATCACCTATGATAATTCTCCAACTTGAAGCCCAACCAGTACCCAAAGCTTCTTGTAAAGTTCCCAATAAATCAGTAAATGTTTTAACTTTAGTGGCAGCATCTGTCATACTTTGATCATTGGCAAATCTTTGCATAGTTTCCAAGAATATATCAGTAGTTAACCAATTATCTTTAAGTGATTCTCTAAAACTTCCATTTGCAGCCACTATATCATCAATTGCTATTCCATGTTGTCTGGCGGTTTCCATAAATGCCTCTTTGTATTTTTCACCAGCCATACCAGCAGTATGCTCTACAGACATCCAGTCTTGAAGTCGTATTACACCAGATGATAAAGCTTGACCCAATTGGAAAGTTGATCTAGACATATCACTAGCACTAGCTCCAGCATAAGCAGCCCAGTTACCGATACCTTTAATAGCAGTCATGGTATCTTCCAACCCAAGACCAGCAGCTGTGAACATACCGGCATTTTGAGTCATATCAGAAAAATTATAAATAGTTAAATCTGCATAATCATTAAGTTCATCTAATGCTTTATTTACAGTCTTTACATCTTTACCAGTATTAGCCATTATTGTTTGTACAGACTTTATTTGTAATTCGTATTCACTCAACCCATCTTTAATTGGGTTAATAGTTAAAGCTGAGATTAATCTTTTTCCAGCATTAACGGCCGAATTAGTTATATTAGCTAAAGCTGTTACAGCTACAACTTCCAAACCTGAAAATCTACTTCGAACTGTTTCTACTGCATTTGTTAAAGGGGACATGTTTACATTTTTAGCAGCAGAACCAATATTTTCTAAACCTTTAGATGAATCACCAAAATTTAAACATCGTTTAAGCTTATCAATAGTACCTAAACTCGTTTGTACATTAGATTCGAAATTACTATTATCAAACCGCATCTGAACAACTTTTTCATCAATTTCTCTACTCATAACTCAATAACCTCCTTCCATGCTTCTTCTGCCATTTTATCAAATATTGGTTGAATTGCTGGATTTATATAATCTCTACCTTCAACCCAACCACCAGTTCCAGTACCGTGCCCGTACTGTAGAATGATGGCTATAGGAACACCTTTATTAATGTTGGAATTGTAAAAAGTAATACTTATTGTGTTTTTAGTTCTTTGTATTTCGTAATACCATGAACTAGCAGTTTTACCAGAATCAACAGGTGTAGCAGACGAAAGAGCACTTACGCCCTCTCGTCCATATTTATCAAAAGCATTCAAACGAATGGCCGCTTTTAGCTTTTCCATATAAGTTATCGATTTTTTAAAATCACCCTTTTGACTAAACTTTATCATTTTGAAATCTCTACTTAACTCTTAATTTTTGTCCAGGATAAATAATATTAGGATTTACAATTCCATTCATTTGAGCAATTGTTAAATAATCAGTTCCATATTTGGCAGCTATAGTAGATAAATTTTCTCCTTCTTCTACAACATGATAAACTACTGAAAATTCATTATTAATAATGTTTTGCACTTCATCATATCTTTCACCTAATACTATTTTTCTAGTGTCGCCATTTCCATAATTACCGTTCATAACTTCGCTAGCTAAAGTATAGGCTCCTGCGTTTGCTATATGATTTATAAATTTTTGAACTTCCTTATATCTTAAACCTAAAGCTTCTTTTCTAGCATCACCATTACCATAACATCCCTGTAAAGTAGCAACCACTAAATCTAAGGTTGAACCTGTTGGATTATTTATTACTGGAGTTGATTCATCTTTGCCAGCATACTTATTCCACTCTTTCCTGTCGATATAAGCTTTGTCTAAATCTAAGTATCCAGCATAACCATTTAGTTGACCGCATGATGAATATTGTCTTATGATACATTCATAAGCACCTTCTTGCCAAGGTTCATTTTGATATCCTGTAGGGTTCATATCAGCATATTGTGCGATCCATAAACCATAATCACCAATACCTTTTATTCTATCCATAGCACTCTTCTGAATATACACCATAGGTTTGACTCCTGTCTCATTAGCTACATAATCACACCATTGTTTACACCAATTAAAATCCTTAATTCCAAATAAAGGATTATTTTGGGATTCCCAATCTAAAACTAAAATACCTTGTCCTATATAATCTTTTATTGCATTTATAAAGAAATTAGCTTCTTCTATTGCATCTCCACCATTAGCATAATGGTAGAATCCTAAACACTTTCTAGTTTCTATAACTTGGTTAGCCTGTCTTTTAAAATCTCCTGAAATATAATAATTACCTTCTGTAGCTTTAACGATTACAAAATCAGCTGGAACCTCACGTAAATTAATACCACTTTGATAATTAGATATATCAATACCATTCATAGTCATTATAAATCACCCTTTCGTATTCAATCTCTTTCTACGAGCAGCATTTATTTCTGCATTACGACGTAGAATTTCACTTTTATTAATTTTCTTAGGAGGAGCATTTTTAATATTAAATACTCGTATTAAGGTTAACAGTCTATTAATGTGCCATTTTTGGCATTCCATTGGAATAGTTAAACTTATCATCCAATAATAAATAATTTCGCTTGTAATTATTTCTCTATTAGGTTTTGAATCGTTATTGGAGAATGTGGTAGCAGTCATGGGTGCTTCTATATAAGTTGAAATTTCAGCAATATTACCATTCGTAAGGTTTTCATACACATAATCGGGAACGTTTTGGGTTATAGTCATACATCTAACATAATCAATAACTTCTTCCGTTGTTTTATCTCTAGTAGAAAAATACGGTTTACACCATTTCGATTCCCATTTTGAAATCGAAACGAGTGAATGCTCCAAACTTATTGTTTGTGATTTAGTATAAACAAATTCTTCTTTATCTTCGTCCCATTTTTCTACTCCAGGAATAGTTATTTGAAGCATTACAATCACCTCTTTTATTTTTTAACATTAGGTATTATACCGTTTACAAATTCAGCTGCTTTTTCAGCATCGGTAGCTAATTCCATAAATAAATTAGAATAAGCTTCTGTTTGTGAAAAATCTCTAGATAACTCTTCTGATTTAACGAATCTTTTTCCATCAGGACTCTTTTCACCATAAGCTTTTAATATAAGTTCTTTGAATATTTTTATTATTGATGGTACATCTTGTGCAGCCACCACCTTATTAATCATCTCGGCTAATCCTCCAGCTGTAGATAATTCCATTTCAGTAATTTCAGCTTTAGATAGATTAAAATAGAAATCTTCGTTCCTTTCAACACCGTTGTAATCAGTATATTTTATATTCTTTTTTAACATAATATTTACTCCTTTCATTTTATAAAAATTAAAAGACTCCGTAATTTAAACGGAGTCGTGATCATATTATAAACTATTGTTCTTTACCATACTAATAACTTCATCTGGTAGTGGTAATGTAGCTTCAGCACTACCGTCGCCATATAATTTTGCTTCTAATTTTGCTAATTTTTCAGGTGTAACTTTAGTAGAATCAATGATTAAAGAAGCAGTTGGTTTATATCCTGTAACATTAACTGGGGTTGTTGTTGCTTCATATGAGAAAGTGATAGCTTCTGGACTATCATTTATAGTACTATAAGCTTTTTCTGAAGGTGATGCTTTAGCTCCATATATTAAATGAAGTTTATAACCATATTCATTACCCTTAACATCATTACCTAAAGTTGTTCTGTAACATAAACCAAATGTTTTTCTATTTTGTTGACCTATAGTAACTCCAGGTGTTGGCTCTGCTGAACCATCACATTCAGCAAATTCATCTGGATAAGTGTAGCATTCTATAGTAAATCCAAATTCTTCAGCTGATAATAATTCGGCATATTTTATATCATCAGCATATAATGGTGTAGATTCTGCTCCTGAAGGTGATTCTGTAACAGTTGTTAAACCATTCCATGCTACACCCTTATTATATACTCCAGTTTCATCTGGTAAATAAAGAACACCATTTTTAACACCAGTTTCATATATTTTTTCACCGGTTTTATCCCATTCTATTTTAGCCATGATTTTATTCCTCCTTAATAATTTATTATAAATACATCATGATTAAGATTGTCAGATGTGTAATGCCTATCATATCTACACATAGGAAGTTTAGATATTTTATTGACGATTTCACTATCAGGATTAGCGTCAATCACTATTACTTGATAAGTGTGATTTTGCATATAAACTATATCATCAGCAAAATTATTATCTATATTATTACGACTATAGATAATTGCTGGATAATTGATCCTTATTGATTCGGGGGGTTGGTAGTAAACATTTCTACTACCAAGAATAGACTCTAGTAAATTTTGTAAATCTAATCTACTACCCATTATAAACCCCTCCCATACTTAAAATTAATCTTGGATATTTGACTTCTATACTAGATACTTTCCATTTAGTACCCATATACTCCACATATCGCATTGAATGAAAATTTTGATTAGCAAAAGCATCGGCTACTATACTAATTTCATTGGAAACGTTTACATTATCGTTAAGGTTTTCAGAACTTTGAAGACGTCTAATATTACGAATTACATCGCCATAATATGAACGTTCCACTATTTGTTCAACCCATACTCCCGGTACAGTTTCCGTTAATATAGCGTAGCCGATTTTACCATAAAATTTATTCATTTTGAATTTCTTAAGCTGTTGCTTGATCTAATTCAAATGCTATAGCTGAATATGGTTTAACTAAAGCTCCAGAAATTCTAGTTTCAATCAAATACTTCTCTTGGTTGTAATCTATATCGAAGTCATCAAACATGTTAATAGCTCCACCCTTATCAGCACCAACGTAGTAATCGTTTAAATTAACTAATATAGCCATTAATGATAATGTTTTAGTATCAGCCTTTCTTGTAACACCTTCCATTACTTCTACTGGTACTATTTCTTTAACTCTTAATGTTGTAGCTAATTTATCAACTGAATCATAAATTATTCTACCGTTATTATCTTCTAGTAATAAACAGTTAGTTAACATATCTTCAGTTGTGAATAATGTTGGACTACCAGATCCCTTATACTCTTTTCTTGATTTTATTACAGTTCTAATGAAATTTTTCGCAATTTCATCTTCTGTAGCTTTTGCAGCTGCAGTAACTGTTGCCTTAATAGTATATAGATCATCATCCTTAGCTATTGGTCTGATGTTCTGTTCATTAATCTTATCATCACTAGCCGTAGATCTACCATCACCAACTAAAATGGCTCTTGCAATTTCCTCATCTAACATCATTCTCATCTCAGCTTTAATATAAGCAACAACATCGAAATCTGTGATATCTACAATATCATCTCTATCCATCTTTTGTTTCTTATAAATAGTTGTAGGAGTAGTAGTTCTCTTTAATAGAGTGAATACTTCTTCCTTCTTTAAGTGGCCCTTAATATAACCCTTTGCCCTTGCTTCATCAGCAGTAATGTTAGCGTGAGTACTCTTTATTCTAGAGAATGGTGTATGATGTACTCCTCTTAATACCTTTTGAACATAACTATCGTCTCTCTTAATAAAATCAGGTTGATTGGTTACATTCTTTGCATCTGGAAATAAGAAATCAATCTGGTCTATACCATACTGTGCAGCATGTGCTAAGAAACTGTCTTTTAAACTACCATATCTTTTACCTTCAGATATAATATTTTCCATATCAGCGTGAGATAAAACATTTTCCTTTTCTTTTTGGTCTTGATCAAATACATTGTGTTTCATATTATCATTACCTTCCTTTTCATTATTTTCATTTTGATTTGAGCCATCAAGTGCCTGTCCTATTAATGCATATACGACAGTCTTTTGTTCTTCATTTAATGTGTCAAACACATCCTGAACTGTTTTTTCTCCCTTTTCGTCTTTTTTATCACCACTAGGTGGAGTAAAATTATCTTTAATAGCGTCAAGATTCTTATCATTCACTATAGTGTGTTGTGAATGTTCTAATACTAGGTTTTCACCAGTATAAATAATAGCCTCTTCATCTGATTCTTCACCATGTCTGATAATTGAATCGATGAAAGCACCAGGATTGGCACCAGCTAATACAAGACTTACTTCACGAATAGCTCCATGTAGCACATTAGGACCTTGTTGTTTAAGTTGATTAGCATAAATAGATAATGCTGTAACATCTCCATGTTCAACTAAAGCTTTAGCGTTTCTACCTGCATCAGTATCATTGAAAGTACAATAAGCATATACCCCTTCATCACGATTTTCTAATAATGCGTGACCTAGTACATTAAGTGGGTCATTATGGTCGTGATTCCATACTAATGGTACCATTTGACCATCATTGTGTTTAAATGCGTCTTTAAGGATGGTTCTTCCATCAGAACATCTAATGTTATTTCGAGTAGCCCATCCACTAAAATCATATTCCATTTTGATTTCCTCCTTCACTTTGATTATCTTCTAAATTATTATTACCTGATTGTCGTTTTTCTTCAATCATTTCATTTGATTGACTTAAATTCTTATTTCTAAGTTCGTCAGCATTAGGATCTTTAGAAGGCTTCATTCCAACTATTTGTCTTATTTCATTGGATGTCATAATCTCATTTCTAGTAAACTTATCAGCGATTTCTGCTATTTCATTAACAGGAACAAGTCGGAACGGATCTCTAAAATATGCAATAGCTTGTTTTTGAGATATAGCTGTTTTAGTAAGAAATTTTCTTTGAATTTCATCAACTATAGCTGAGACTATTGGTTCAATTGTACGATTATAATAATTAAGCATTGTTTTATCATCAGCTGTTCCATCTAATATCGCTTGAGTGATACCTAACTGGCTATAAAGCATACTCGTTAAATATTCAATCTGCTTCATTAAATTATTATCAACTGAACGATTCAATTGGGTGATACGTTCTGTGCCATCGGTATAAGCTATACCATATTTAGAGCCTGATAATTGCATTTCTATATCCTTACGCCTTTGCTCAGCTTGTTGACGTCTTGCATCGGTTTTTATAACATATGGTAGTTGAATAATTAAATCTAATTTTCCAGAACCGCTTTGTTCATCTATAACATCTAATAAATTAAGTTTTCTTATAAGACGTTGCATTGTAGAATTTGGTTCATTAATTACTGCATATAAAGGATTTTCAATGATAGCTACATTCTTTTTTGGTAATGTTAAGTCTTCTTTTCGTCCAGTTCTATCGTTATAAAGATTTACTTTTACATGAGCAGGATACCATTCTACTATCTTCGCTGTTCTCACAGTATTAATCTCATAAGAATTTGCGATATTCGGATTAATAGTAGTATCAACTGGAATTATTGCAACACAGCCTTCATCCAACATCGACATAACTACATCTTGTATAAAAGCTCTTCCTGTTTGATCTATATTAGCATTTCTAGTTAAACATTCATTTAAAGCTGATTCTCTTACAGATTCGAATCTATCATTTTTATCTAGTTGAACATGCATTATATCAATACTTGCCGCATCTAAAGCTATACGATTATATACTGATGTCACTATTGAACGTTCATTACCCTTAGTAAATCTTACACGATCTGGTCTATACCCATAACTTGGACCGCCCAAATCCATATAACTATAAGTTGGATCTCTATTAAGAAAGGCATTCCAACCATGTTTAATTCTTTCAGTAAAATTCATTTTGAATTATCACCCCTCTAAATAATCTCGCATTCTATTATCCAAATATGATTGACAATCACTAAATGTTTTTCCCAAATATTGTGAAAGTAATCCAATAGTTTCAGCTTTGATTTCTTTTCTAATTCGTTCGGCATTATATTTTTGATGTAATTTATTAACAATTTTTGGATTTGTTTCAACTACTGAATTAAGTCGGACTGAATCAACATCAAATATTATCATTGGTCGTTTTGCATGATAACTGGAATATTCTTTATCGTTATAATCTAGTAATGCATTATAGCCCTTCTTTTTTAATTCTTTATAGAAACGATCTTGAGCTGCTATTTCTTGTTGATTATGATTCACTAAACTCAAATTAAATGCTTTATATATTGATGTTTTTTCCGAGGATGTTAATCTAGTAATGTCTTTCTTTAAAGCTTTTTCAGCTTGGTTAAATAATATTTGTTGACTAGGACGTCTCATTTTTTCTTTTGAGTCATTAATAGAAGCAACAAGATTACCTTTAAACTCTTTATCTTTTAATAATTTTACAGTTATATTACTTGCGTTTTCGTCGGATGGTATTTTAAGTTTCTTAGTGGCTTCTAATCTAAGTTGATATACCTTGGTGTTGTTAGCTTTATTTCTAAGTTCTTTAGCGTTAGAAATATCTAATTTATTACCAGTTACTTTTGCTTTCTTTTCTGCATCACTAGCATCTTTTTCAGCTCTAGAAGATAAGTTTTTACCAAATAATCCCATATACTTATCCATATCTTGTTTTTTATAAGTTGCATAAAATGCAAATTTCTCAAAATTTTTAGAAGTTTGTATTCTTGATAAAGTTATCCCCTTTGATAAATAATCGTCAACATATTGTTTTCCAGTAATTTTAGTTATTGCTGTATTAATTATTTTTTTAACCGGAGTAGCAAAAACTTTATCAAAATTATTATCTCTGTAACGCCGTTCGCCTTGTGGCGTTAAAGAACCATCAGTGTATTGATAACGCCTAACACCCCACTTCATACCTTTTACTCCATGATGATACATTTCATCTGAGTAATTATATTGCCACATTTTGAATTTCTCACCCCCTATTCAAAAGCATCCCTGTTTAATTTATAAGCCACATAAGCATCCATCATAGCAGCAACAGCATCTATTTTTTGCTCATACCTTTTCTTAAGCAATTTTCTGTTACCATTTGTATCTTCAAGAGTTATACAATTTCCCATAGCGAACATCATTAAATCTTCATCAAATAAGAGTTTTCTTTCTTCTGATAATTTCTTTAATTCACCCAATGGAACCGATTCGGTTTTAACACCCTGAATAACTTTTTCTATACCAAATGGCCCATTCTCAGATTTCCATCTTTCAACAAATTCTTTAGCATTATATGGGTCAAATCCTAAAGAACGCACATCATAACCACAATCATTTATATGATTATCCAAATCCTCATAAACTTCCATCATATCCAATGTAGTTCCTTCTAAAACTATTAAACTTCCTTCCATCATGAATTCATCATACTTAATTCTCATTGCTGCTGGTAATTTCATTAAAGTTGATGATGAAATATAGTTTCTTGTCTTGATTCCGTATCGCTCATTTCCCAATGGGAACATAAATGTGAACGCACAAAAATCATCACCTTGTGAAAGGTCGCAACCCAATGAACAAGGCATTTGCCAATAGTCTCGTTTTCTATGAGGTATAGTTTCTTCATATGTGAAGTAATAAGTATAACCTTCCATAGGTATTCCGAAACGTTTAGCCAAAATATCATTTCTTGCTGCAGGAGCTTTTTCAGCTCTTTCAACATCTTGTTGATAGGTTTCATAAGAAACTGTCTTACCTAAATTGGGATTTGCTTTAGGCCACATTTCTGGTTGATTAACTTCTTCGATTGAATCTAGTTTATAATACCAAATAGACACATGGGGGTTAACATATTCGCCTTTTAATATATCCATTAATTCCATTTTGATTGTATCACCACTACCATTACGAACAGTACCTTCTGAACTAATAGCAACAATTAAATAATCATCTAATTTTGATGCACCTTGTTCTATAGCACCTATAACATCTTCTCTTAAATCCCCTGATAGCCATTCATCAACCGTTGTGACTTTACACCTAAGTCCTTGAAGTTTATTTATACTCATTGGTCTTATTTCAAGTAAGGAACCAGTCAAGAAATTTTCAACACCCTTTTTAGTTGATGCAAGTTTAACCCTATTAGCTTTTGAACCGGTAGTATTTTGTAAAGAACCTTCAGTTAGGAATTTAAACAATGGACCTCTGGAACGAGTTATAGCAGTTCTTATCGGGGACATTACTTCCTCTGCTTGTTTCATGGTTGGAGCTGTGGTTATTTGATGTGTTGTAGTGGTATCAACATTTAAAAAGAAATTTTGTATACAAGATCCATACATTGATTTAGCAGCACCTCTAGCAACTATAAGATACTGTTTAGTTATCAATCGTTTTTTAATAGTTTTCTTTACATAACGACCACCATGACCATCTGGATTTGGTTTATACACACTTCTTTCAACAAAATAATACCAACCAAAAATTTGTTCAGCCCATAATTTAAAAGTATCTAATAAATATAAATCTCCACCATCTGTTAGAGTTAATTCATTTTCACAATAAGCTATAAAACCATTAACTGCTTCGTCATCATACCATATTCCAGGATTTGCTATAAGATCATCTATACGATTCATCTCCATAGAAATTTCTCTACATACTGGTATTTCACCTCTTATTACGGCATCTCTAAATTGTCCATAATAAATAGGTGTTGCAGTATTAGATAATGCCATAATCTATCATCTCCATTTTGAATTTTACCTTAATTTTCCAGCAAGTTTTGCTAATTTATCAGCATTATTATAAAGAGTGACAGGTACTGCTATAAGTGTGGCAATTGTCATAGCGTTATCAGTAAATTTCTTTACGTATGACATTCCTTTGCTAATATTGCTCTGTGACAATCTTTCATAATTCTGTTCCATTTGCAAACGATTAATCATTTCTCTTAATTCTTTATCACTCATATCTCTAACGCTTTTCTTTGAATGTGCTCTTTTATAATCATCATTTACATCTTCGATTCTACTATTTCTTTTTCTATTACCTGTGGACCCACTAACCTTTCTTGCTCTTCTAACGCCCCATTTCATACCAAGAACACCATAATGTTGTAATTCATCTCCCATTTATTTCACCTCCTCTCCTGAATTATCAGCAGCGACATTAAGCCTCCATTCTAATTCGTTAACTAATTTAGTCATTGAATCCACGGTGAAAGAATTTTGAGGTGGATCAAACATTAATTTAACTTTCATATACACATAACTTTGTATAGAACCTAAATTATCAGTGTTATTAATAAAATCATTCCAAGTAGCAGCATCATCAGTAATAAGAAATCCTTTGGATGGACCAACGCCAAGTTGAGTTAAGATCATTAAAGCTGCATTGATGTGCATTATAATATCTTGGTCGAAATAATTATAATCTTCAGCAATACCGAGTAATTTTTTTATAGAGATTAAAATACTTTCATCCATATTACCACTCCTTTTTAGCTTAATTTCCATGGACAAGTATCATTTGGTCTTCTTTCGATTGGGTCTTTCATCAATAGATTAGTGTCTCCATAATGTATAGCTCTATGCGTATTTTGAGTTGTACATATCAAATATTCTGGATTAAAAAGAATGTCACTTCTATCAAGAATGTCTTTTTTACTTATAGGATTCATATGATGAATTAATATTCTACTATAAATGTCTCTACCAGGAATAGCCAAATCGCAACCATTATCTCTAACAATTATTTTATCCCTAGTAGACAACCATTCTTTACTTTTATAGAATATTTGATTGAGCCATCTGTCAAACCCAAAAGTTTCTTCACCAACTTGCCCATATAATCTTAAATATTCATATCTTTCTTCGAACGTTGGTAACATTATTAATTCGGAATAAGTTCTAATACTCATCTTCGTCTTCATCACCCTCAGTCATGTGACCACTATAATTTTTCATAGCATCAAGAGCGTTCTTATATAATTCTTCAATCCTTTTAGCTGATTGTAAGCTTTCAGTTTTAGCATCTATCAACGCCTTTTGTTTCTCCAAAATTTCCATTTCAATTTTCTGTTTCATAGTTCCCAACTTTAAATAATGAGTTATAACTTGAGATGAAGCTGTTCCTTCTAATAATTGTTTTTCAGCAAGGTCCACAGCTAATGATATCATTTGGTTCTCTCTGGCTTCAGGAGTTAAAGCTGGTCTAATTTTCCTTTCTGACTTACTTTGTTTTTTCATTAGTATCACCTCCTTTTTCATTTTGAAGTTTATCCTTTAAAAGATACAAAATTATTTAAATCTATAACTAATGAATTAGCACCATTAACTATACCGAACACATCCACATCATTCCAAACATCACTATCGGCATAACTAAGGGCATGAGCACCTATAAATGTTTTATAATTACCGTCTCTCTTTATATGAGTATCATATCTTCTATACATCCTTGATAATAACATACTCTTAGCTGATAAGCTAGGAACAACGTCATTTACGTCTTCTATAAATACTATCTTTTGTCTATTTATATCAGTTATAGGAGATCCTATAGCCACTGCTGCTTTTATATCATAATTTACCTTAATATTAATATCAGCAATTACTTGTTGTAAAACCATTCCACCAAGACTTAATCCATAAATATAGATATCTTCTCCTTTTGGAATAGTTTTAAGAATAGCTTTTATAGCATTCTTCTTATATTCATTATCTTGGTTAAATGCTGAAAGTATATCTTCCTTGATGCCTAAATTTTCTTCAGCATTAGTTAAATCAGTTCCACCTAAAGAAACAATATATCCAGATTTATCTTTTAACTTACCGATACATATAGCCCCATATTCATCACTAGCTGAAGCTAATCCACATAATACTGTGGCGTCTTTTATACAATTAAGAACTACTTCGTCCCCTTCATACTTATCTTTATAAACTCGTTTTATTTTTTCTATGAATAGTTTTAAATCATCCATGGTTATATTATTAGAACCTCTAAAAATATTTTTAAAAAATTTAAACATAATAGCCTCCATATTTTATTTATACTTAATACCACTTTCAAATACGTTACTCAAATCTTCTTGTAACACCCAAACACCATTAACTTTTTTATAAAGTTGACTACCTTCAATCCACACACCATTGGTTTTCAACAAAAATCGAGAACCACCTACAGCTGTAAAATCTACACTTAGGGTTGCCCCATATAACCTAACCCAAAAATCTGTAGTACTTGAAAAAAATCCTCTAGATGAATGTAGAGATATTCCAACGGTAGTTAATAAATCTCTTGATTTGTTTATGGATGGTAAATCATAAACAGCAACTGATTCATCATTTTTAACTGTAACGTGTTCGGTTTCTTCAAGAGCCCCTACAACAATCTTTAATGTTAATGATGAAAATTCAGTAAGTCTACTGTTTTGTCTTGCAACCCTTGCTGTACAATTTACACTATTTATAGTTGCGTCCTTTGGTATTGATGATACATCGAAACGATAATATACGTGACTTTGTGCACTTTTTCCTTGTACTATAGTCCATTCAGCATAGCTATCTGTATTATCACTACCTTTGCCTATGATTGTTGAAAATGGATGAGTTGAAGACTCTGATTGATAACGAGAACTAACATCATCGAAATAGCCTATATTAAAATTAGCCATTTGATCATCTCCTTATAGTACTAAATATATATCGCCATCAACACCAACTGAATCAGAAGGTCTTTCACTTCCAGTATATACAGTTCTCACCACTAAAGTTCCATTGATTTGTGTTCCGCTTTTATCATGAGCTATAACACCTTTAACTAAATCATTAGTAGTAATAGTGTCATTTGTTAAATCAATAAGTGTCTCATTATTATATACAACCTTATTTATTGCCATAACTATCACCCGATTGTAACTGTTGTTCCACCAGCAGCATTCTCACTCTCAACATAAGGTATAGCATTTACTGTTACTTGAGAAAGATAGTTATACCCTTCGTCTGGTAAAACATTTTGAACTTTTGTCGTTGGAGTTACGGTTTTAGCTTGTGCTTTGGCACCTTCTGTTCCAGACATAGTACCAGTAACACCTAATATTGTCACTCCATCACGAATATTAGTTGCAATAATTTTCGCTTGTTCTGTTGAGCTAATTGCTATTTTACCACTACCATCGTGATAACCTTGTGCTATAATAACTTCTTGAGCTTTTGTTGAAATATTTTCTTTTACTGCTCCATTATTAGGCATTGTTCCAGTTATTTTAGAACCTCTAGCATATGCAGTCTTACCAATAAGCATTTCAGCTACTGCTACAGTTGCATCTTCTGAATTAACATCATAATTACATGTACCAGTTATAGTTTCACCTGATTTATCATGAGCAGTGTAACCAGTTAACATTTTATCAGCAGTTACGGTATCCCCAGTTAAATCAATTAATACAGTACCACCATATACAACTTTATTAACTTTTTTATCAGCCATTTTTTATTCATCCTCCTATTATAACTGTTTGACCGTCTTGGTCATTATCTACTTTATAGATTGGAATTTCTTTTATAGTTAAATCTTTTATCATATGCTTATCAAAAGTTGGTAATATTTGTTCGTTTATCTTTGGAATAATCTCATAAGTCCCAGTGTATGGTTGACATCCTACAAATACAGATAACGAACCTTTAAGATTTCCTTCATAACTTATTGAACCTTTAAGATTTCCTTCATAACTTATTGAACCTTTAAGGTTGCCAGTTCCATTAATACTTACCCCATATTAATATGTCACCTCCTGTAAAATTTCAAAGACAGAAGGCTCTATTATAGTATAAACTTCTTCCGATTCGGTTGTTAATTGAACATCATACTTATATTTTCCAAAATCAAGTGTATTAGTATCTGTTGGTTTAATATTAATTACATTTGATCCTTGTACACTCTTTTGAAAACAAAATGTTGGATCTTTTACTGATTTTTTCACCGTTAATGTTAGAGTGTCGTGTTCACCAATAACATAATTAGAGGAATTTAAATCATTACGTATAGAGATAGTTAATTTAGCTGTATCTCCTCTTGTAATTTTAATAGTGTTATCGTCTAAAATATATAACATTACAACACCTCCTATCATACTTTAGTTTAAAATTTATACAGTTTAAGGATAGTTTAATACGACATTTAGAAGGGTTCATAAGCATTTTTTAACAGTGTGGGTGTATTGTAATCTTATTGAAAGGAGACGAAAACATAAGATTCATAGCTTATAAACCCTTGTAAATATCGTATTAAACCAAAAAGCTTTTTCAAAAAATATCCCCCGGGGAATTTTTAAAGACCGACGCGATGCACTAGGGGGTGCAGTTTTTGTAGACCCCCCCTATCCAACTAACTGTGAATGTTAGCCGGCATATCGTTAGTTACCTACTTACTTTCTTGAATGTGTTTGTAAAATCATATTTAATTATTTCATCAATAGCCCTTTCTATCTCTTCGTTATTCTCATCATCTGATAATTGTTCAGATGTTTTGGCGATTCTTCCTAAATAATCACAAGAATTGTAACCTTTTTCAACATCAAACAAAAACCAAGAATCAAATTGTTCAAAAGGATCAAAAGGATTATCAATTGTTGTTAACATAACTTGTTTACTCATAATCATAAAACTCCTTTTACTTTAATCTTAATAATAGTTTAATTAGTTAAATACTTATTAATTGTAGAAGTAGAAACACCTAAAGCTTTTGCTATTTCACTAATAGTGTAACCTGAATTACGCATAGAAGAAATCTTATTAATCTTTGCTGTGGTAAGTGTTGTTGTAGCACGAGGTGTAGCTCTTTGTTTAAGCTCATCACCATCTACTTTATTAATGATCTGGAATAGTTTATTTTCACTTATAGCACCGGCTTGTATAGCTTCCCATTCATTATCGGTTAAGTTTATACGTTGACTATGGGCACCAACTTGTACTCTAGCATCGGATAGGGCTCTTTGTTTAGCCTTCTTTATTTCTTCTTTAGTCATATCGGGGTTAGCTTGTCTCATAGCCTTTACTACTCCATTAGCTATAGTTTGGGCTTGTCTTTCTCTAGGTGCGTTCTTTAAAACGACATTAAGTTTAGCATCAAGAGAGCTTACCTCTTTAGCATACTTAGCCTTAGCTGCTGGGGAGTATACCATTCGTCCAGTAGCCAACATCTCCTTACGGGCTTGGTTCCCTAGGGCCTTCATTTTATTAGCGTAGTCCGCATAGGCCTCTTCTTTTGGGTGCCCGGATGATAGGGTACGAGCATCCCTAGTCTCATACATCTTTGTACTATCCTGCATCCTTATTTTAGTTTTACCAGTCTTAGGGTCAACATATTCTTCAATTGATTCTTTATAATATTGTTCCCCTGTCTCTGGGTTTATTCTAGGACTACCTTTTCTTTTTATTACAGCTTGAGGCGAAGAGGCAAGAGAAATCAAAGTACTTGCTCCAGTCTTTAACTTACCTGTTTCCTCATCAATACGACCTTGATATTTCTTTTTAAGTGATGCAATACCATTGTCTCTTTCACTTTGCTTATAATCTAACTTATGCTTACCAGCATCTATAACAACCATACTATGCCTAACAGCTCTAGCCATCTCGTCGTCAGGTGCACCTTTTAATGTCATATCAGTAATAAGATTAGATATCTTACCCATTTCTATTTGAGTCTTATCAACTTTCTTACCATTCTTTTCATACTTCATATATGTCATGCCTTCACGTTCAGGGTACTCTAATTTAGGATCAAACCCCACTAGCCCTTGTAAAGGTGGAGTGGAAGTAATATTAACTTTAAGGTTTTTACCGTTACCACGAGTTGGTATAACCATTGCTGTATCACCATCAAAATCAGCACCAGATAATCTATCAGCAACTTCTTTATTAATACCAATAGCATCTAAAGCATCAGTCCCAATCATTTTTCTAGCATCGGCATGTTTATTATTAACTGTAAGAATAGGAATTTCAAATGTACCAGCATGAGGATATCTAATAAGAGCAACCTTTTCTCCATCTTCATAATTTGGTGCATAACATTCTGTAGGTTTTAATGTTGGAACTGGTAATATAACTTGATACCTTTGTCTTGGTAATGCTGCTGCTTTTAAATGAACAGCTGCTGCATCACAATCATCAGCAAATGATCTAAGCATAACTTTCTTAACTGTTGGATTAGTTAAAGCACATAACTCATCAAACTCAGCTTGTTTGTCAGCGGCTGCTAAACCTAACTGTTTCTTTATTAATGATAAATTCTGTTTAGATAAGAATTGTGATGGTAATTCTTTAGACCACTCACCCCAATCTCCTTCTTCTGCTCTTTTATTAATAAGAGATAAAGATTGTTTCTTACCAGTAACAGGGTCAGTGAATTTTCCTTTAGGGTCATCATAATAACTTTGACCCCCACGTTCCTTTATTAAAGAACCGAAAGGATTTCTAGGATCATCTTTTATTGGCTTTAACACTTGTTGCATACTTTTATCTTTAGTCTTATTAGTATTAAATATAACATCTACTCCATCAGGCATATCATCAGAATATACTGCCATTCCTTTAAGATAATGAGTTCCATCAACCATTATTCTAACTTGAGCATAATGACAATTACCTAAATCTAAATCTTTGACACCTCTTCTTAATTGAATAACACCATCCATTTCTATACCGCCGTCTTCAGCATATCGTATTTGTAATCTCTTACCATCTAGACTAGCAGGATATTGAAATGCTGGACGTACTTTAGTACCATCTTCAGTTAATATTTTTTCATAATCTTTAACTGATTTTATATTACTATAATTATATATTTCTTTGTGTTCTGTTCCCGGAGGACATAAAACACTGATAGTTGTAAATTTACCAGGATTAGTTGCTTGTGGAACCCTACCACCATAAGTAGGATATCCTTCCATCTCTAAAATATAAAGTGCTTGATTAAGTTTTTCTTTAGATATATTACCTAATTCTCTTTCAACACCAACTCCAACGTCTATCATACCTTTTTCATCAACCATTTTCTTTAAAAATTCAGCAGTAGTTCTAGCTTGATTCATACGTGCTTCTGAATTAGTATTCAATAAAGACCTTACAGATGATTCATGAGCATATCCCATTTCTCTAGCTATCTCAGTAGGAGTATATCCTTTTTCTTTTAAACCTTTAGCGGTTGCTACTGCTAAAGCTCTTCTTTCTTCTTTAGCTAATGATACTTGAGTCCTTAAACGAGTGGTTTGAGTTTTACCAGTAACCTTATCAACAAACCCCATAGTTCTAGCAATTTCAGTTTCACTTAAACCTTTTTTCTTAAGTTCTTCTACACGACTTAAGAAATCTCCACTATGCTGATAAGGATTATCTCCTGAACCCCAAGGATATCTACCAGAACGTCTAGGCATTCCGTAATGCATTAAGACATAATCATCTAACCCAAATGAATGAATTAATTCTTCCAATGAAGGCTTGTCTTGATATGCCATAAAATATCAACCCCCTTAAATATAATTAACAATCTTCTTTTAACCGATTTATAACTTTATCAAAAGTTATTATTTTATCAATAATTGGTACTATTTCATCAGCCATTGGTTTATGAACTAGAATTTCATCTAATTGATATAATCGTAATTCAACATCAATATCGGATGGTTTTATTTTATATTCTAAACAAAATAAAGCTACATAGATTTCTAATTGTTCCATATGAGCTGGTGTAATACCAGTCTTAAGGTCGTGAATTCTAAGTAACCCATTTCTAAAAGTAATAGCGTCTGCTGTACCAAAACAATTATCAGAATAATATAATATTTGTTCTGGTGTCATCTTATATCCAATAGCATCGTTAACATACATATTTAATGTTTTCTGTGACTTAGGAAGTTTTTGGCCCAACCTAATACATTGTGCAGCAAACTCATGAAGTATAGTTCCCTTTAGAGTTGCCATGTGTTTTAAATATGCGTTAGCAAGTTTATCTTCATCATAGTTAACCCAATGATATTTACTTGCACCTAAGAATGCATGTTTACCTTCTACTGATAAATGCTTGTTGAAGTTCATATAATACCTCCTCTTCATTCTCTGGACATATAAATCTTGAAAAAGACATATCATCCATTAGTCGGACATAATATTCTTGATTAGGTTGTTTATGAGCAGTGTTCGAACGTTTCACTTCTAGAGCTGCCCATTTATTATTAAATAATATTAATAAATCAGGAATACCTTGAATATAGTCCGGATCAGTTTTCATTACTATACAACCTTCAAACATCAATTTTAATCTCTTAATAAGATGTGATTGAAAGTTGCGTTCTAATTTACCCATTAGTGTCACCCCTTTTAAAATAAAAAGAAAGAGTGTAATTAATACATAAAAACGTCCAAAAGACATCTTTCCTCTCTCCCCATAAAAGGGGATGTATTTTTCGCGAACCTGAGCAAAAAATAAAAGAAGATGTATATCGCGATAGTGAATCTATTCTCTTTATATCTCAGAGTATTTAACTCTCTCATATACCTGACTGTCAATCCAGCCCATTCTATCCATATACTCTATATTCGGCTTTATCCCTTTATACCTCGTATGATTTTCACATACCTTGCATACCTGATCGTCAATTCGACCCCAATATAGCTTATAATTTATTCTTTCATTAAAGTCTTTGTAATATTCGCGTATCCCACAAATTTTGTACTAAAATATTGCTGTGGTCAAAAACCCACTTTTATTTGTCAATTATATATAATATTATTATTTTTTAATAATAATAAATTAAGAAAAAAAGTGGGAAAGTGGCCACAAACCCCGGGAACCCGCATGAATACTGGCTTCGCGGGCTGCCCACTTTTAAAACAAAAATGGCCAAATGGTCAAAAAAAGTGGGCTTTTTGCAAAAATTTTTTCTCCCAAACCACTTCAAAACTGCAGAAACCCAAATAAAAATGACCAATGACCAAAAACCCAAATATAAAAATGACCACAAAAAAGAAGAGGGCATGTACCCTCTGCTATTATTTTTTATCGGAATCATCTAATAAATCATCCTTTGTACCAAATAAAAACCAAAATAAAAATCCTACAAATATATTATAAGCAAATGCAAGAATGTAAAAAGATATATTTATAGTTGCACAAACAATAACTAAATTGATTAAAAATTTCAAACAAGGTATTAATATGATTGTCATAAAATCCCTCCTAATAAATATCCAGCAACTATTAAACCCAAACCTAATAAAAATCCGAATACTATAGGTAATAAAAAATCTAAAAGATATTTAAATTTCATAAAACACATCTCCTTTATTCAATACGTATGTGTAATTTCCACATATCCTTTAATTTCTCTGTAATACGCTCAACTTCTTTTATTTCCTCTTTAACATGTTCGTCTTCTTTTAATCTATCTGCATAATCATTTAAAAAATATATCAAAGATGCCAATTCTGAAAGGTTTAAAGAATATATTTCTGGTACAAGCTCTTCATCATCTATTGTTATTTTCAAAATATTTCTGGTCCTCCTTTTGGTTTTAAAACTAATTTTATAAATAACCGATTTTCAAATAATATTTTTACTCCATATTCAATAGCAGCTTTATATTCTACTTTACAACCTCTAGCTTTCATCCAACCATTAGCAAATATAACAATATCAGCATAAGCCATCTCTGCTATTGATTCGCCAAGAAAATATAAACCGATATCATTTATTTCTTTAGAGTCTGGTTCATCTTTAATAAAAGTGTCGATTAATATAACCTCTTCTTCTAATTCAAGTTCCACAAGAGATTTCAAATAATTCATACGTTTTTTAATTTCTCGCTCGCTCAATCCTCTCATTGGTAATGATACAAATAATTTTTTCATAAGATATCTCCCCCTTTATATTCAAAATTTATTTCACTTGGCATTGTGGCATAAGAAATATAATTACCAATACATCTTAGTTTTTCTTGTTTTCTTATCTTGCCTAATTGGTTATAATCCATCATTTCTCCATTAACAATGTGTCTTTTTACTCTATATAACATTAATAAATCGTCAACTATTGGCTTTATAATATATCTTTCTTTATTCTTTTCGCTTTCAAAAACAATATAATTATTCATAACAACCTCCTATTTATCACTGGAAAATGGTGAATTAGATTTATCAGGTAATATTCTTATAGTGCATTCGTCTATATCAATGATGAGATTACTCCAACCATAACCATCACTCCAAATAAGCATTTTATCAAGATCCTTAAGTGTAACTCTTTCTAAAAAATCTCCCAAAGTCATATAAATGTCCTCCTTTGACTTACAAATGGAACTTGGTCTACGTCTCCACCTAGAGTAGTGACTGATTGCATTAACACTCCAGTATCAGGATCATAGAATATTGTGTCTAAAATATTATCAATTTTTTCTTGAACATCTGATTCGGTCATTTTCATAACTTCATAACCTTCAAGACCAACATTCGTACGTAATTTTTTCATAACCTCAGCAGACCAACGTCTGAACTTACGAGCTTCTAATCTTCTACTTGCAAATAATGCTTCGTAAATTCCGATTTCATTTACAGCTAACATTTTTTGAGTTTTTCTCGCTCTTGATGTGACCCCCTTTGAACCGAGGTCACATACATTAACTTTTATAAGCATGTTTGGATCAAGTCTTTCTGAAACATGCCATGTTTTTAACTTCAATGCATCACAAATATCTTTTAATATAGCCCACCATTCTCCATCTTGTTCTATAAATCTAATATTATATCCACACCAGTTTTCAATTTTCATAATTATTTCTCCTTTTTATTAAATTTTTATTAAATTTTTATTAAAATTCCTCCTATTTGTCTTCATTATATTTCATCATTTTTTCAATGTTAGTTAAAAATGTTTCATATTTAGCATATTCTGAACCTAATTCACAATAATACATATCGTCATAACCAATATCGAACTCGGCTAAAGACATTTTATATTCGATAATATCCATAGATGTATTAAAAGATTCTATAATAATATCAACCTCTTTTTTAGTCATTGTTACATAATATAAATTAGACATAATCCTATCGTTTTTTTCATCGTCATGGTCCATTGCGATTTCAATATCAGTTGATAATGTTGCGTATTTAGCATATTGTGAACATAATTCGCAATAATCTTTACTATTATAACCATCGTTAAATCCTACTGAAGACATTTTAGTCATAATAGCACCCATACATAATTCCAAAGAATCTTTAATAACATTAACCTCTTCCTTAGTCATTACTGCACAAAATGAATCAGACATAATTATTCTCCTTTATTTATTAATTTATTAAATTTTTATTAAATTTTTTATTAATTTATTAAATTTTCATAACATTTTTTACAATAGGACTGTCCTTTATTATTTTTATAAATAACATCGGTTCCCTTTCCACAATGTTTGCAATAAAATTGTTTTACATTACAATTAATTGAGTGAGCTTCTATTCGTTTCATGTCAAGATCTATTTCTCCATCTATATATTCAATTGCTTCTATTTTTTTAGATATAAAGTTTGATTTGATATCTGATAATCTCTTTTGTTCATTAAATAATTCTCTTTGTGCATTTGGTTTTTCATTTGATAAAAATCCATTATATTGTTTCCCACCTTCAAAGTGGTCTTTTGCAAAGTGAACCATTAAATTATTATCATCTTTTACCATATACCAATAATTACCCTCTGCTAAAATTTCATAATCCCTTCCAACAGTTAATCCTATACCTTTTTCAATACATCTCTTTACTAATATATCATTCATTAAAATTCCCCCTTATTTATTTTTCTCATTTCTTCAGATTTCCAAAGAGTTTCGAAAGGTCTAGTATAATATAAACAATCACACCCTGGTAAATGATTTACAAGAATGTCCCATTCGGTCAATCTCATTTGATTACCCATTCTTTTAGTTAATCCTAATTCTAAGTAATCGTCATGAGTCTCGAATTTAGCAACTAATTTAGTAATGTCAGAAGGTCTACCTTCAGTTAAAACTTTCATATACTTTGAATATTTATTTAATAATTCTTTAGAGCAATTTATAGCTTCACCATACATATTATACTTACTAAATAACTCTATGACTTTTCCACCTTCTTCAGGTAAAGCATAATGTTTAAGTTGGTCTAATCTAAATCCATCTACACCAATAAATACTAATTCATCTAAAAAACGTTTGTACAATTTCATTAAATTGGCATCATCGTAATTTAACATAGGTAATCCAGTACATCTTCGAGTGCATTGCCACCGATCATTATCTATATTAACAGCATCAATAGGTTCTGCTAAATATGGCAATAACTCAGGATCTACATTTCGGTGAGGTTTTAAAGGATATACTTCGTCTCCAGCAACGTGTCTTAATACTATATCAACAATTATTCTTATGTTGAATTTTCTAGATTCTTGTATTAGGTTTATTAAATCTTTCTTACTTCCGATTTGTTCATTACCTATTTTTAAGTTTACAGGTTGATAAAGTTTCCACCATTCCATTCCAGAATCTTTAGTTCCTTGTATCGGTGATATTTGTATTGCGTCGAATCCTTGGTGTTTTATAGTTTTTAATTCCGGTATAATATCGTTAATTCTCCATTGGAATAAATGTAAAATCTTCATAAAACAACCTCCAAATTTAAAAATCTTTCAATATTCTACTAATTATTTTATAAGGTATATAAATTTTCTCTTGTTGCTCATTTGTTATTTCTACGGAAATATATGATATTCTAGTAACCTTTCCAGATATAAATAAATCATTGAATAACCATACTCTAGCAAAATCATTTTCACATATATTAAAACCTTCATCATCAACTATCATAAATTTAGTATCTTTTGGTTTCTCAATAATATCTTCATTAAGATTAACGGGTATTGATAAATCTTCACGAACCGGTACTACAAAAGCCATAAAACAACCTCCAAATTAAAATCTTGCATAAATATCTTTTAATATTTTTCCAGGGTTTTCACAAAAATATCTATAACTTTCACCATTAATATACTCAATATATAAATAATCTTTACAATTTTTAATCATAGTAACATTTTTTATATTTATAATAAAATCGTCAATTTTATAAAACATAATTTATTTCCTCCCAAAATAATCAAATATACTTATAATTTTATTTTTATTAGACTCTTCGTCTTTTTCATATTCATCACATTGGTTTATTCGGATAATATCCTTCATGGCTATATAAGCTTCTGCCACTTTACATTCGTTACGTTTTTTACAACGCTCACAAATCATAAATAAACCTCCTATTTTCTATTAAAACTATCAAGTATTATAATTCCAAAAATAACAAAAAACGGCATAAGAACTAATAATAAATCCATAAATAAACCTCCTATCTATGCCCATCTGCATCCTTGACATCTGCCATAAGCATAATATTCATAACTATCTATTTGTCTTCCACATACTTCACATTGGTAATAACAGAATTTAACAGTCATCCTTGTTCTTTTAATTTTCATAATATAACCCCTTTCGATTATTTTATTTTCTTCATTCTCCACATATCGTTTTGATAAATAGTAAAATGTTCTAAGTTATCGTTTTTATTTATAATAACGTCATAATATAATTTTTCAACCGATAATATTATTCCTTTATAATAAGTCTCATTTTCACCTACATAAATAAAATTCTCTTGTTTTTTAAATTCGGGAAGTATTTGATATTCTGCAAAAATCATTTTATCCGTAGGTACGCATATAATTTTTGACATATCCTCCCAAGGATCAAATGGTGCAACAAAATCACATCTACTCCTATGTTGGTATTTAACTAAATATTTATCATCATCAAAAACACAAACAATATATCTATCTTTAGTTTCCACGTTTTGAACAATAGTTCCTGATTCTAAATGAAAAACATCTTTAATATCCATATTAAAATAATCCCCTTTCAAATATAAAAGTTAAGAGAAGATGCACGCCACATACTCGAATCGCTCTCCTATTTCAACGTGGTCAATTCCACACAAAGTACTGCAATGCTTTACGTCCGAATCGCTCTCCTATTTCAACGTGGTCAATTCCACACAAAACATAACATTAATCTTCTCATAATATAAAAGAATAGAAATACACACCGACACCCGAATCAACCTCCTATTTCAATTGCGTCCATTCGCAACAAAGTGCTGTTATGCTCAACACCCGAATCAACCTCCTATTTCAATTGCGTCCATTCGCAACAAAGTGTCACATTAATTTCTATTCTTTTCATAATAGCAAATGTTTTTTTCGCGTATTTAAATTTCATCTTTTATTTCATATAATGTTTGAGCTTTAGTATACTTATCTTTTCTAGTAAATAAATTTTTCAATTCAATATTAACTTTATTTAATGCTTGTTTTGATTGTTCGTCATCTGGCTTTATTTTTAAAGCTTCTAATATATACTTCTTCTTATCAGTTCTATGGTTTATCTTGTTATTTACGGTTCCGATAGCTTCTTCAAATACGCCTTCGCTTGCTGCCTCCATCAAAGTTTGTACATCATATTTTAATACTTGATTCTCATTATCTAAGTTTGTTATAATCCGCTCATATTCAATTTTATCTAATAATGCCTTAGTTATAATATTATGCTGTTTGTAAATAATAAATCCTGCAACCCCAGCACCAACAATAGAAACCCCAAGTAGTATTTTCTCTCTCCTAGTTAATTTTTTCATAATACAATCTCCTTTCAAATATAAAAGAGGCCTGTTACAGCCTCTAGAATTTTATTATTTTTTGATTTTTACTAGCTAAAGTTATTCCATACATTTGTCTACCTGGTAACGCTTCTATATAAGGACCTAACTTAACATAAGTCTCTACCTTTTTAGCACATTCAATAAATATACTTTCATCTTTTATATATGATTCCCCAGTATAAACCATAATCTTTAAGTTGGACTCCGCTGCAGCTTTCATTAGAATATACATATCATCTAATTGTTCAAACCATTCTAATCCTCCTAATATTATTCCCTCATTAAAAGGATTCTTTTTAACCTCAGCTATAATATCATCCGCAGTCATATCAATTGATGGTTTATTTTTTAAGTGTTGATTAAAACAGTTTCTACAATTCCTATTACAATCATTAGCAATAATTAAACAACCCATAAAAGGTGCGTCTTGAGTTCGTTCATGTTCGAAACCTTTAATCTTCACAAACATCAATCCTCCTCTATTTTATATGAATATTGAGTCCTTTCTAAAAACTCTTGGTATTTACCATTATTAAAGTTTTTAACTTCACGTGTGTATCCTGTTATTTTCTGATATAATCTTGTTTTCTTTCTACATGATGGACAAATATCAATTGGCTGTTGAATAACCCCGCAATTTTCACAAATACAAATTAATGGTGCAATACTAATATAAGGTACAGAGAAATTTTCACATGCAGTTCTAACAATATGCTTTGCTGTTTCGCCAGATATACCATGTCCCATAAATAAATGAGCAACTGTACCACCAGTTAATAATGTTTGTAAATTATCCTGATGCTTTAATAATTGATTAACATTAAATACATCTTTTACTGGAATATGACAACTATTTGTATAATATGGTGTTTCTTTAGTTCCTTGTGTTTTTATATCTGGATAATCTTTTACATCTCTAATAGCTAATTTATAACATGTTGACTCAGCTGGAGTTGCCTCTAGATTATATAAATGCCCTGTTGATTTTTGAAATTCTATTAATTTGTCTCGCATATAATTTAATACGTTTTTAGATAATGTAAGACCGGCGTCACTTTGAATATCTTCGTCTATAAGATTTTCACACATTTCATTCATGCCGACAAATCCAATAGTGCTAAAATAATTATTAATTGATCCAACATATTCATCGAATGCTGGAATCATTCCAGCACCAATAATATTGTCATTAAGCCATAAACGTTTAACTTCCAAAGATTTATATGCCTCTTCCATGGCACTTCCCAATAGTTCGAAAAACGCTTCTAAATTATTATGACATTCATATGCAATACGAGGTAGATTTATAGTCACCACACCAATTGAACCAGTACTATCTCCAGAACCAAACAATCCTCCATTTTTTTTACGTAATTCTGTAAGGTCTAATCTTAAATGACAGCACATGCTTCGTATATCACTTGGTTCCATATCACTATTAATATAATTACTAAAATATGGATAACCGTATTTACCAGTCATTTCCCATAATTTTTCATTATTTGGGTTGTCCCAATCAAAACCTTTCATAATACTATAAGTTGGGATAGGATAAGCAAATGGATTACCATCAGCGTCGCCTTCAAGCATAACATCAAAGAAGGCTTTATTTATCATATCTATTTCTTTTTGGAATTGTTTATAGTATACTCCTTCTTGTGGAAGTCCTCCGATTATTACTTCTTGATCTCTTAAATCTGGCGGACAGAATAAATCAAATGTTAGATTACTAAAAGCAGGTTCTGCTCCAGCTCTACTATTACTATTAACACTATAAATATAATTTTGTATAGATTGTTTAGTTTTCTCGTATGTTAATTTATCATAAGCCACAAAAGGTGCAAGTAGAGTATCAAAGCTACTAAAAGCAACTGCTCCCATAATTTCATTTTGGAATATAGTAACTAAATTGGCTAATTGATTTAATACTGCGTCAAAATGTTTAGCCGGTTTACTTTTTGGAATATTAGGTACACCGGTAACGCCTTTCATTAAAATAGTTTGTAAAGAATATCCAGAACAATATAAAGTTAATCCACCTTTGTCATGAATATGAAAATAGTTATTTTTCTCATATTTCTTTATGCTTGGTGAAAGTCTTTCATAAATATCATCCCAATAAATTTCACTGCATCGTGCAACAACATATTTATTCATAGCCCCATAAGAATATGGAGCGTTACTGTTCTCTTTTACTTTCCAATCTTTTTTATCTTTATAGTTATTGATTATATCGATAATTTCTTTCATTAAAATACCCCCGTATAATTTATAGATTATTTATCTTTCTTAATATATCATTATTTAGTGAATTCCAACCTTCTTCAAATTTAATCGCTGGTAATGAATTTACCCCATCATTAATTAGTTCATCGACAATCATTTTTCCATCCACTTCTTCATATGGTATCTTTTTATTTTTCAATATTGTTTTTATCATCATACATTTTGGACAATGTTCTGCTGTTGCTATTTTAATCATATTATTTACTCCTCCTTATTTTGTATAGAATAGTATCAGCAATCAAAAATATAGCAAAAGGAATGGAACATAATGCCAAACATCCAATCATAACACCTGTAAAACCACCAATTACTAATAAAATAACTATAATAACATTAAGCATAATATAAACCCCCTATCTACTATTAGTTCTAAGAAATTTTATCAATATAACTACTAACCATAATCCTCCAGTAGCCATGGTTAATATTACATCTAATAAAAGTTTAAAAAATCCATATTTTTTCATAATAGATCCTCCTTATTCTTTATACCAATCTTCCTTATTACAATAAATATAATCACATCTTCTATTTAACTCTGGATGTTTCTTTTTACATTCTTTACATTTATCTGATAAAGTTAATAATGGTTTCTTTGACATTACTTCTTTAAATTGTTTAAAAGTTTCATTCTTATTCATAATGCAATCCTCCTTATAAAAACAAAAAGAGAGAGTGTTGGATTTGAACCAACATATCCACGGGAATGCGGCACTCTTACCAATTGAGTTAACGTCTCTCTTCATAATAGAATGTGTAATTTTCGCGTAATTACTTTTCGTAATAAATATCACCATATATAATGGTAACTGAACTAATATACTCTCTATGCAATACTCCATTTTTATCTATTCTTTCTATATATAAGACTGGTGATGAATATTGATAAGGTGATGATTCTAAATCATTTATTTTTTCATAACCAACTATACGATCTCCCGGATGTTTACCTACAAATTTTTTCATATACTCACCTACTTTCCAGAACTTCCAAATGCTCCAGCTCCTCTTTCTGATTTAATATTTTGTAATTCTTCATAAGATACTTCCCTTTCTTCAAATTCTGGGACCTCAAGCATAACAAATTGAGCTATTGCTTTTTCATATGGGTATAAAATATATTTATACTTAGAACCAAAATATGAATGTATAATATTATCTGTAAAAGAACCCTTTTTAGCTATTATTAAATCCACATTATTACAATTAGTTATAGGTACAAACCATTCACCTCTATATCCACTATCTATTACACCAGCTCCGTATTTGATTCCTTTGGAGCCTGTTGAGCCTCTTTCCTGGATTTGTGCATAATATTTTGGATTAAATGCAGTAGCTATACCAGTTGGTATTAATTCTGTTTCTAAAGGGTGTACAACTATAAAATCTTGTTCAAAGCAAGGATATAAATCCCTGCCTGCGTCTTCAGTTCTCTTTGTTGGGATCTTAGCTCCTTCTCTAACTTTTGCAAATATCAATTCTTCTTTCATAATATTATTCTCCTTTTTATTTAAATTTTCTAATGGGTCATAACCATAATATTTTCTTATAGCATTTAAAGGTATTCCATCTGGAAACATATTATTTCTCCTTTTCTTCAAAATTAACAGGTTTGTGTGAATATAAATTTGTAGGATTATTTAAACATTCATCACAAGGTTCTTCATCTTCTGGTTTGTTACAGTGTTTGCATTTTTGACAATATAAGTCAAATCTAACTTCTTTATAAATATCATTCACGAATATCACTCTCCTAATAAATTTTCAGGTAAACCATATATAGAATTTATCTCAGTCTTCATTTTTTCTGTTACATACTCTTCCATTTTTTTTCTAGCTTCTTCTAAACTAATGCCTTCCTTCATGGCAAGTTCTAAAGCTTTCATATCTAATTCTTCTATCGCTTTATGCATTAGTTTTTCAACATCAGTCATAGCTTCAAAATCGATTGTAAGTGACTCAGTTACGAGTTTAGGGGTGATTTCTTTAGTTCCTCTAATCTTAGCTAATGTCTCGGCGGTTAAATTTATATAATCCATAATAATATCTCCTTTAATAATTATTTTGTAGAAAGTAAAAGAGAAAGTGCTTGTAACACTCTCTCCTTCTTAGATAATAATCTTATTTTTCGTAAAAAGTATTCATTAATATTTCCATTTTACCATTGATTTGCTCTTCAGAGAATCCTTGTTTAGCCCATTGTTTTCTTGCTTTTTCTATAAATCTCTTTTTATTAAAATTAGCAATAAACTCGCACTTTTCAAATAATCCTCTTATTTTACCCATCATTTCGTAATATTTCATATTCATAAAAACATCTCCTTGAAATTTAATTCTATTCTCTTCATTATAGGACATGTTATTTTCGCGTACTTATAATAATTATTCTCTTTCTCTATTATCTTCACGTTTGTGGTCTCTTGCACACATTGTTTTGCATGCATTAGGATCATCTTTTAAAGGACAACCATCACATCCATTTGACATAAATATCCCCTCCTTTATTTTCTTGATTGAATCCATTTGGTTTCATTAAATTGTTTCTTTTCTTTAAGTGCTCGACTTATACCTAAATCAATAGGAGCACGAGTCTTTAGATGATAGTAATATAAATCAGTAAAATGAGTATTAAGTCTATCTATTCTTCCAGCTGATTGTTGCATAACTTTGTATGAATAATTTTGGGAATAGAATATAATAGTATCAGTTTTAATACAATTCCAACCAGCATTACCTGCAGTGTACTGAACTAAATATACCCAACTTTTAGTATTTGGTATAAGTTCATGTTTGTGACCATTCCATTCAGCAATTTTTACATTTCGTCCGTATTCTATATGCTTTAATATTTCTAACTCATAATCGAAGTTATAGAATATAATTACTCTAGGATGTTTTTTGAAAATATCCACCACGGCATTTTTTCTGGATTCATCCGAATTAACCAATTTACGTAATGTATAACATAAACCACTAGCATTAATTATTGGTTCATTCTTCCAAATATCCCATCGATTTTTCATAATATACTTATAATCCTTAATATTATACTTGGTGTAAATATCTTCATGATGAGGTACTGTTTTCCTTTCAAAGTCCATTGGAACAAGTATATTTCGTCTCAATCTTAATAGTTTACCAGTATTGATATATTTATCTACCATTGGGAATTTTGAAAATCTAGAATATACAACATGTTCTCTAGTAAATTCTGTTCTATTCTTATAGAAACCATTTGCTATAAATACAGGAACAAAATCCATCCAACAATCTCCTGGTGTGGCAGATAGTAATATCCATTTATTAGTTTTAGATATTTTAAGAAACGATTTTACCCAAGCTCCACTACCACAAACTCTTTGTTCGTCGAATATAAAGAATGAATTTTTAACATTTTCATATTTCTTGATGTTATTCCATGAATCTACAACAACTTTGTTAGAATATAAATTTATATCAGAATGAATTGATAAAAGAAAATGAGAAAGTTCTCCTTCCCATTCTAGAGTATCTCTTTTTTGAGCAGTAGTTATAATATATAAATCTTGTGGAGGGTCACTCATAGGAATATACTCTCCACCAGTTAAACTACTAAGTTCTCCCTCTTCTTGAAGATAGTAATAAGCAAGTGAAGTGATAGATTTACCACTACCAACTCCGCCAACTAATATACAACCATTTTTCATTTTATTTAAAGCATCCAACTGATGGTTATATAAATTAATAGTCATAAATTATCACCTCGGTATTTTTTAGAATGGCATATCTCCATCATCTACAGGAGTTTCTTCTTTAAAATCATCAGCATATTTAGCAGCAAATGCATCTTCTTCAATTGTTACATACATTGTTTTTAAATATGCTTTTATTCCAGTCTTTCCATTAACTTCCCAATTATATGGTCTAATGATTAAATCAACGTTTCTAATCTCTGCATAATCAAGACTATCAACTGATTCTTCATCTAAACTTACTTTATTCCTTCTTGTAACCATATATACTTTTGGTGGAATATGATTAAAACTAACTGCTACTTGAATATAATGTAATGGTTCGTCGTCTGGATCCCTAGGAGAAAGCACTCTTACATTCCATCCATCATCTGCAAGTTTATTAGCCATTTCGGAATCCTCAATTACTACACAAAAATTTCTATTACCAAATCGATTGTATTTTGTTTCTTTTCCAGCAAAGTTCCTAAATATTATTCTTGCATCCTCAATCATTAAATTATCAACTTTTTTGTAACCCATAATATATATTACTCCTTTATAATAAAATTTTTTAATAAAATGAATAAGAGAGTCCG